AAAAATGTAGTATCTTTGCACCCGCATTTGAGAACGATGCTTGTTGATTTGGCAACAATATCCGATTGGAAGGTTGGGTGAGTGGCTGAAACCACCAGTTTGCTAAACTGACGTGCGGGTTTACCGTACCGGGGGTTCGAATCCCCCACCTTCCGCAAGCATACAGACGGATTCACACACCCAAGAAATTGGTTTTTGTGTGAATTCGTCTTTCGTTTTACACTTCCAGCCATGTGATTTTAACATTTCAGCGGCTAAGTGATTGGTTCTCAAAAAGTGAGATTGTTTCACTTTCTACAAAACAGAAGAGAAACATCTTTTCAAAATTGATTCAACCTGCGAGTTAAATTTGGCTCTCGTTTGTTACAGCAGTTTTTAATTTTGCCGAAGGTCATTGATTAAATAGTGCATTTTCCAGTTTATCTGACTATGTTAAAGTTTAATCATTAAAATGTCAGAATTATGATTTGTATTAACTTCCAGGTGTTCAATCCCAAGAAAGGGTTTAACCTAAGATTAAGATTCCAGCAAGACGGAGTGATTCGTTACATTGTAGTTAACAAGTTACTGAAAGGTCAATTACAACAAAAACATTGGGACCGAAAGGGTCAGAGTTTCAAGCCTAAAGCTCCTTTCAGCAAAGAGAACAACGAGATTTTGACCAAGTTCAAAAAGAAGTATGAGGACGTAGCCATGGACTGGGTTGGTTCTCTTGAATCGTTCTTATTGCAGATGAAGAACAACACTCCAGCAAAGCAAGAAGAGGAGACTCACAAGTTTGATGAGATCGTAGAGCTTATCATTGAAGAGCTGAAAAAGAACATCAGAGAAGATGGAACCATCAAGGGAACCTATGAGGTCTATGAGAAGGTACAGAGACAGATGCAGCTATTCTGTGAGTTCTCTGGCTTAGACTATGATTCTCTCTGTATAGAAGACTTCACCCCAAAACTCGTAAAGAGAATCCATGACTGGATCATTTTCAAGAAGGGCAACAAGGGTATCATCTACATATCAACAACCTTACATGCCATCCTGAACAGATGTGATAAGATGGGATTCTTTGATATGGATAGTGTAAAGAACTGCAACTGGGCAAGAAAGAAAAAGTCTAGTGCTCACAAGTATCACACTCTATCAGACAAGCAATGCAAGAAGTTCATAGAACTAGACTGCAATAAGCTGAGAGAGAATCCGCATAATGAGCTGTACCACGATTTCTGCATCTTTATTCTGTTCACCTGTCAGTCTGTTTGTGACGCGGTGTCTCTGAAGTATGAAGACATTCAGAACATAGGTGGAGTGGACCACTTTGTCTTTAAGAGAAGAAAGATAGATGAGAAGCAGTCTGTGGCTTGTACAGTTCCGATAAATCCTATCATGCGAGGAATTATGAAGAAGTGGAAGCCGATTGCAAAGGACGGCTACATATTCCCTATTAGAAGCAAGGAAAGGATTGCCAGAAACAAAGTCAACAATGGAGACATAAAACACTTCATCAGCAGACTGAATATATGGCTTAAGTACGTAGGAGATCTGATTGGCTGTGAATTTTCACTACATAGCTACACTTTCAGACATACCGGAATAACTCACTACATCAGTTCTGGAGTAAATTCCATCTATGTAGCTAACCTTGCCGGTACTAGTGTTGATAACTGCGAGAAAATATACTACAATAATCGTGGTGATATTGAAAATAGAAATCAGACTTTAAATGCTACAAGTTTCTAAAAAGGCTATCCCCCAATCTTTTCACAAAGACTGGGGGAACGAAAAAATATTTATTTTTACGACTAAAATATGTCTATTTTTTTAAGAACAAGAAAATAATATAAATAAAATTGTTGTGGGGGACGGACTCGAACCGACGACTTCCAGGTAATGGGCCTGGCGAGCTACCAACTGCTCTACCCCACGATATTATGAAAAATATTAAGCAAAAACTCTTCACGACTGTTTATTATATAATAGTCAATTCGATAATCTGAAATTTAGTTTTTTGTGTTAATAAAACTAAAAAGTGCCACTGATTCACATCAGCAGCACTCAGTAATCATCCTTAAACAATCTAATAACCTTAAAAACCTACCTTGTCACAACCTAAATAACTAGTACGTAATCGCTTTTTATTCAGATCTTTAATCTGATTTTTCACGTCTTTGTCTCCGACGCTTTTGATTTTGCGAATAGTGTTATCCATTCTAAAATATTTTGTATGAGACACCTAATCCAATGAACGGTTCAAACCTATTAGAGGTAAATCCATAACCTACGCCACCAATGGCCCCCAGGCTGATTTTTGGGAGATGATGATTGCCTGGGGACCGCATCTTGGTATAGGTAATTGTTGGATATATAACTTTAATTGAATCGAGGTTCTGCATGAATCCACTGACATAAGCAACGTAATTGCTGTCTTTGAATACTTTCTGAGTTAGCTGAATAACAGCAGAGTCTTTTTTATCATTCAAATATATCGTATCAGTTCCTGGTGGAGAACGCTTGTTCTTGTCTCCAACGACAACCACAAATGGGACAGATACCACCTTAGTCTTTGTTTCAGAGACGGGGTTAGGGAAAGTGTCTGTCTTCTCTTCCCATTTAATCTCGCCTGTGTATACGCTCTTCAGATGCTTAATCTTGCAACAGAATATAATATTCGTCACAATAGAGATCGTGAGCATAACCAGCAAGAACATGATACCGAAATTCTTTATTTTATCTTTCTTCATTTTATAGCCTTCTTTGCTCTGTTAACATAAGTGGTAAAGGCTTTCAAGCCATTCAGACCACCATTAACTCTTTTTCTCACAGCTTCCAAATCATCAAGATCGGCAAGCTGGTTGCAACCATGAGTCTTAAAGAACCAACAGGCGGAACGTGTAGCACCAAGAGGTCTTTCAAGCAACTCAGGCATGGCTACAACATCAAACCCACAATACTTCTTATAGGCAATGTAGTTATTCTTTCCAGTGAGCTGAATCAATCCCCTGCCCTTATATTTCTTTCCATCGCCCAGCTTTGTGTTGCCAAGAGACTTCCGGAACTCGTAAGCAGAGCCATCAGACAGCTCCTTTGTGTATTTAAGTTCTCCAGACTCAACCGCAATAGTCGCAAGAAAATACACAAGTCTCAACCTATTGTCAATCTCGAACTCCTGTATGTACCTGTTAATAAACGGTACATAAGTCAGAATAGTCTTCTGAGAAGCATTCTTCATTATGCTTTTGAGCTGAACTGCGTTAACCGTTATCATAATTTCATCGAATTAATCAGATCCTGTTTATTCAGCTCTTCCATCTGAGCCGCATTCTTAATAGATGCGATTGGTATGTACCATACCTTTTCACGCATATAACTCTTGTATAGTCTTACTGTGGCACCTGGTGTCTTATTGTTAGGGTACTCCTTTACGATAGTTCCCTTCAAACCGACAAGAGGTATTAGTTTTAGCTCGGCAAGTGCTAATGACTTGACGATAGTTACTTCTTCTCCAATCATTAAACGATCTTCTCTTCCTCACTCTTATCACGTGGTTGAGGAGCGTTAACGATGAATGTAACACCATTGCCATTCTCACCACCAACATTAACATTAACACTATGGGCGATGTCTTCCTTGATTCCATACATATCATTCAATGTCTTTGCAGCATGAACTGATACAGCTCGCATTGCAGCTGGCTGGACCAAGTTTCCATCTTTGTCTGTATATTCACTCTTGGAGCATTCATCCATAATGCCAATAAGTGTTTCCGTGATTCGGTGTTTCAAGGTTGCAGCACTGAAAACCTCAACATTGTTAAGTTCCTTCAGTCTTTCCTTGACACACTCCTTGGCGAGAAGCTTCTTGGCTTCATACATGGCCCTTGTCTCATCACTTTCACAGAACACATCTTGATAACATTTACGGGCATCTCCAGAGTTTTTTCCGTTCACATAGAGCAAACAGAACTTTGCTTCTTTATCTGATAGAATATTGTCCATTATAAACGTATTTATCAATAATAGACAATATTCATTTTATTCGTTTAAAAATTTTATTTCTTTAACAATTTTTCTACTATCATGTTCCTAAAAAGCGATTTTACACCATTCAAGAACTGTTCTACCTTTGCTGTACTATTCAATTCCTTAGTCTTAAACTGAAAATCCAAGGCGTACCCAGAAATATAGCCAAGTACTATTCCTGTGTCCTTATCTATGATTTCATACTTAGTCAGATCCCTCTGGGCACGAAATGCTACGACATCTTCATCAGAGCCTAAATCCAACACAGGAGACGGCTCCTTTGGTAAAATATCATTGATAGATGCCTTTTCAGAATCATCATTTACTTCATTTTTCTTTGGCAAATCTACAGAACTGACAAGCTCCATCGTGCCAGTCGCCGGATTAAAAACATACTTTCCCATATCCTAAATCTTAAAATGTGCCCTAAATCTTTCTTTCTTGGTTTCGACCATACCATCGTTCTGAGATTCATCGTCTTCATCGCTTCCATTTCTCATTCTCTTAGTAATCACCTTCAGAACTTCTTCAGTGGCCACAACATCGGCATCTGCATCATGGGCATCTACAAGTTCAATTCCTAAAGCTTCTGCCAAGAACGAAAGTGACCATGAGTTCTGTGTTTTCTTGTGAGATAATGCCAGTTGAGACAAGAGGATGGTGTCAACATAATAAGGCTGAAAGTTTCCCCAGAAGTCTTCTTTACCTCTTACAAGCTTTATGAATCTCTTCCATCTGCCAGTAAAGAGCATAATCTGAGTAAGGAATCCGAGGTCAAACAATATGTTCTGACCAACGATGATAGGCTTACAGTTTCTTGACACATCAAACGTATTGTCTTCAATGAAATCCAAAAACTTATCACACAGAACTTCAAGTTCCAATCCCTTACTTTCAAGCATGGCCATTGTGATACCGGTATACTTAAGCATTTTCTTTTCATCATACATCATCCGTTCAGCATTCTCGGCTTCATACTTGGATCTGAGAACTTTCTTCTTCTGTTTTGATAGGTCCACCTTATTATATGGTGCGATATACTCATTGAAAGTTCCTGTAACTTCAAATGTATCTAATCTTACGGCGTGTGCCGAGAGCTGGGTTGCCCCAGACTCCTGACACTCACCACAACCAGTTTCAAAGTCCAATACGATTGCTGTGATTACTTTTGATTTTTCTTTTGGTGCTGCCATAACTACTTGCCCTTAATTTCATTGTAAATCCTCTCAATCTGCTCAAAGAACTTTGCCTTTGTTGAATCATTGTTTACCACATAGTCGAAGCTTTCCAACGGCTTACGGCGTTTATCCCTCAACATTCTGACTATATCAATTCCTCGTTCAAGACGTAATTTCTTGTCTCTGAGAACATTGACAGTGAATATTTCAAACTCATCAGAATGTCTTTCCACAAGGTCTCTTACACCTGCTTCATCAACTACATACACTGTACACGGACCATATACCTGGCTTTTTAAAGCATAGTACATATAACCGCCGAACTTAGCCTGTGCAAGAATATCATCCTGTGAAGGTTCTATGTCCACAAAGTGGTGGTCCCTTCCTTCCACCTCAGTATCTCTAGGCGGTCTGGTAGTGAAGGAACAGATAACATTGGCTCCAAGATGAGTCTGCAAATGGAGCGAAGCCAGCGTCTTGCCAACTCCAGAAGCTCCTACGATACACATAATTTTCTTTTTCATTGTACTTTTGTCTTTATAATTGTCACACCTCCGCCTTAGTATCTCATACATGATGTTTTTCACATCCTGCAAACAGACCCTCGTACGGATTGGATTCTTCTTTGACGCTTTAATGTTGTTAAACAAACGCTGCAACTTGACAGACCTGACATGACGATCAGACGGAATGTTTTCTGGATTCAACGGCTCCAAGCCATATTTCCTAGCTCGTTTGTCCTTGTTATCATAATAGTAATTTCTGAGATATTCTTTTATCTTCAGAAAGTTCCTCTCATTATATCTGAGTTGTCGCTTACCAGTTGCATAAGCTCTTCTCTCAGCCAGCCGCCGCCTTTCTTTATCTGACAGCGGCTTTTCATCTTCAACATCTTCATATAGTATCGGCATTAATCTACACGCTCGCTACGAACGCCCCCTTATTAATCTGTAAAACACACTTCTGGTCATGCTCACTATACTTAACCATTGCCACGGCCACGATGATAGCTCCAACAACAAACTTATCCTTGAACTCCGCCCAGGCTTCACTCCACATGGTGATTTCAGATAAATCAGTATTCTGCTGAATCTTAATCTTCGCAAACTTCTTCATCACACCTTCACGAGAGTCCTTATACTTCTTCTCTGTCACTTCAGACACTCTGAAACACGTAACAAACGTCTTCTTTGTGTCGACTGGCATATTATCAAGAGCCAACAATTCAAGGAAAGCATACTTAGTCACATAAGATGGCTTCTCGATGTTGTTATAAATTCTGAAGTAATCAACAGCACCCATCTCAGAAAGCTCTATCTGCTTCTGCGCCCAGTAGTAATGTTTGTCGGCCATCTCCTCGTCAATATTACCAAGTAAATCCGTATCAAGGATTTTGCCTGCCTTTTTCAGCAAGCCATGTCTTTCGACGATAGAAGAAATCTGTTCAAGCTCATCAAATGCTCCAGACAGAATAAGATTAGTCACAATTCTACTATTAACCGGGCATCTGCTTTTCTCATCGGGATTTTCTGGATCATCATAGAACTCTTGGTTCTTAAGTTTGTATTTGAATATTCTATTCAAGAAATTCTCCAAGCTCGTGTACTTACCAAAAACCTCTCTATCTTGCAGAATATACTTCACCGCATTCGGACCACACTGCTTAATACGAGCAATAGACCAGAAGATACGATTGACTTTGTAGTCCGTAACAAACACGTCAGAAGAGATGTTAATGTCTGGTGGAGCGATAGTCACGCCACTTATCCTTCTTATCTCATTCATCAAGATAGGCAGATTATCCTTATCGACCCACTTAAGAAGTACTGTGTAGAATGCGACCGGGTAATGACATTTTATCCAAGCTCCCACGAAGCCCGTCAATCCGTATGCCGTAGCATGACTGAGGTTAAACAGATACTTTGAAGCGTCCTCGACATCTTTCCAAATCTTATCAGCGACTTCTTTAGGACATCCATTCTCTTTAGCACCGGCAAAGAACTTATCTTTAAAGACTCTAACTTTCTCGATCTTCTTCTTACTGAGAGCTTTTACCAGTTTTACGCCGTCTCCAAGGCTTAGTTTTCCTACGCTACGGGCGATGTTAGACACTTGCTCCTGATAAACGATAAATCCGTATGTGTCCTTAAGGGCATCATAGGTTCCCCAGAGATATTCAGGCTCTATCAATCCGTTCTTAGCGTCGCAATATCCCTGGGCTGCTCCAGAATTAAGTGAACCCGGGCGAAACAGAGCGATTGCAGCGATTAAGTCATTGATATTATCTGGATGCATCTGTTTCATGAACCTTGTCATGCCGCCGCCAGACATCTGAAATATTCCCTGAGTAAGCCCCTTCTGTATCAGATGATATATATTAGGATCATTCAAATCCGAATTAAGAATCTTAGGAATATCTATATCTGTTTCATATTCTTTATTGCAGATTCTAAGCATATCTGAGATTCTTGATAACTCGGCAATGGCCAACACGTCATTCTTCAACAGTCCAATATCATCAATGGAATAACCATCAATCTCTGAAACAAGCATATCATTCTGCTTTCTGATAGGCAAAAGGTCAAAACACTCAACTTCCTTGCCATTTACTACGCTTGGAGTAATAATCAAAGCAGAAGCATGTACACCCGCGGCCCTCGGCTGGCCCATGATAGGGCGAATCTCCTCAAACACTTCCCAATTATTCTGGATGAAATCGTAGACTTTTTTATTCTCGAAAGCCAACTTCATAACATCTGTCCAGTCGGAAGAGTCTTCGATGATAGCTGTGATATAGTTCGTGGTGGCCACCGAAATCTTATGAACACGGCAGACATCCTTAATCACAGAACGAATCTTCTCTGTGGTGAATGTGCCGGCACTAAACACACGCAACTTATCTTTTCTGTTGTATCTTTCCTCCAAATACCTCTTAACATCTGGTCGTCTATCAGAGTCAAAATCGACATCAACGTCAGGCAAGCTTCCATGACCACTCTTTACATAGCCATTGTCAATACGTGCATCCAATGCTTGACAGCTTGCTCTTTTCACTATTTTTCTTACTCCAACAACTTTCATTTAAATCTCATTTAAAGTGAATATCAAATCCTTATTATCAAAGATTATATCATCCCCATCTTCCAGCTCATCGGCATAAACTGAGATTGTTTCATCTCCACGCTTAACCAAGAACTGAGCATCTTTATCAAACTCATATTCCTTTCCGTTCTCCAATTCAATGACAATATGCTCATTAGAAGACACCTTTTCATCACATATCTTAGTTACATGGTCCGGCGACAAACCGCCACGTTCAGGAAGAAGGAAACGCTCAAAAATCAATCCCCACTTAATAGGGTCAATCGTAGTGATATGCAATAGATAGAGAATAAGGCAGCCACCAGCAGAACCTCGACCGATACCAGTAAGAATGCTATTCTCCTGCGCCCATCTAATCTCATCCCTGGTAATCAAAAAGTAGTCAATATTATCAGTTGATTCAATGACATACTTTTCATACTCCAACCTCTTACGATACTCTTCTTCATGTCCTAACGGAACCAATTCCTTAAAGCCTTCTTCCAGCAGCTCATTGAACATATTGTGAACATTTCCATACTTAAGATACTCGTTTTCAGTCATATCATACTTAGGAGCATAGTTCTCTGTCATATCATACTTGCAATGCGAACTCTCAGCTATGTCACAAGTTGACTGACACATATCATAGAACACATTCTCATCATACTTGCTAGAGAACATTTCATCAAACTCATCAAACAGTTCATCCAGGGTCTTCATGTACTACATATTGCTGACATCATGTGAAGCTCCACAATCAACCTTATTCAGAATGATTTTAGTCTTGCTATAGTCCTGGTCAACATAATACATGTCTTGAATCAGAACCGGCAGCAAGTCGCATTTATAGTTCCCGTTGCCTTCATAGAATGTATCAAAGTAAGTCTTTATACTAGTAAGAAGCTTAGAGTCAATTCTATTCGCTAGATACTCAGATAGGTCAACCTGGAAATAGATATACCCATCAAAAGCCTTGCCTATATCCTCAATATCTTCTTGATGAGAAGCACACCATTCGCCGGACCACTTATCAAATACGATACAATTCCCCTCTGCATATTGCAAAAGAGTAATATAATCAATCATTTTGTCGTCACGATCAACATTGATAGCCTTCTGGATTCTCAGTATATTTCTGAAGCCTTCCTGTGAACTGGCATATAGCTTAACGCCTACCTGCTCCAGGCCAATCTGAACCGTGAGAGAATATCCAAAGCAATATATCATTCCTCGCTTATCACACTCTCTTTGTAGGTCAAGGCTTGCTGCAAATGTATTCTGATCACAGATACCGATGCCCTTATATCCAAGGAACTTAGCCTTATCAGCCCATGTAGCCAGAGAACCACTTCCATTCAACAGTTCATATCCGGAATGAATGCCAAGAGGATAGAAGTCACATTGTACTTCATTCTTAGGTGTCTCGCCTAAGTATTTGAGAATATGAAAAGTAACTTTTTCTTCTCTGATATCCACATAATACCAGTTGTTTCCAAACTCAAATACTATGAACCAAACCTCATCAGCCTTCAAGAACGCAATGGATTCTGTAGAGTAAAATATCGTATTCCCATCCTTATCCTTGGTGAAGATATGCTCTCTATCGGACATATCCTGTACGATAGCCTTTCCCCACCCTTTAATGAATAGCAAGTCACCTCTCGTATTGTAAGTGATGTGCTGTCTTTCAAGCCATATTTTTAGAGATTCGTTTATCATAACCTAGAGTTCAAATTATATTCACGTGGTGTAACAATACAATTAGCAAACAGATTATAGATTTCTGAAACTGACATGTCTCCAAAATCCTTGCTGTTGCCTTCAGGATATAATAGACAATAAACATCAAAATACTCACTGAGATCATCAATAACCTTTCTCATTGAGTCCTTTGCGGCTTCATCATTGTCATACCCTATCACGACTGTTTTAACGCCCTTTTGCTGTAGCTTCATCATCTGACAAAGAGAAATCTGTTTTCCAAATGTGGCAACGGGAACTATATCAGTATTGTCGTACAGCTCCATCTTGTTAGTCAGACCAATCACATCAAACGCACCCTCGCATAAGACAACCGTATTGGTTTCATCTTCCTTGACTGCATCATAGTTATAGAGCATACGACTGAATAAGTTGTCCTTTGAGTTGTTATATCGTCTTACCTTATATCTGTGAGTATCATTCCACTCATCAATTTCATCCTTACTCCACGTCTTTCTTGCTACATAGCCGACAAGCCTACCGTGGTCCCTAACTTCAAGAAGAACATAATCTTCAAAATCACGATTCACCCCTCTGCAAGTTCCGCAAGGAAAATATTCATAGTCGTCAACCTGAAAGCCACGACTTTTTAAATAAGCATTCTTGACAGTCCTCTTATATCCATAAGGCATTTCTATCGTTTCCAGTTCGTCTTCAATCTCATCATCAACAAGACTAAGACGTACAATGTCTTCTTCCAAATCCTCAGTCTCATCCGGAAGATACTGAGTCAAATTAAGACCTTCTAAAGTTTCACGTAGAGTTCTGAAGCTCTTACCACAATAAAAACAATGAGAGCTTCCAAATGTTTTTTCGTTTGGTATATTCTTGCCAACATATATGCCGAACTTGTAGCCACCATGCCCACAAAACGGACAATCCTGAACGAGAACATTCTTCTTGCTTCCGTCCAGTTTACCTTCAAGTTCAAAAATAAGATTTTCTGTTAATTCTTTTCTTTCTTCAATTGATAATTCCATGTCATAATTATTAAAAATGGAATCTGCATTGAATCAATTTTCTGCGGTTGCAGAGTTAAGTATTTGCAAAGATACTATTAATATTTGGAATTACCAAAACTTATCAATCGTCCTTTGGCAAATTTAAAGTTCTTTCACGGTCATAAAACTGCTCGTGGTCATAATCGGTGCAAATCTTAAACGGCTTTCCTTTTGGGAAGAAACGAGACTTTGCAACATATAATCTCATCGTATTCTCATGCTCTTCATTGGAAGAACGGTTCAGAGATATTACGTGAGTACATGGTCGCTGAAGACCCTTTGCTTCTGACAGATGAAAACCGTCAAGAACATTGCTCTCATTGTTTGCCCATTGCGGGTCTTCAATGGTTGCCTGGTACGTTGAGTTCATCCAGCAGTTTGTGTCGGCTGCTATATCCTTCAAATCCTTGGCCACGGCGATACGTTCAAATCGAGTACTCTTACCATCATAGTTCCTGCCACTGGAGTCTGTAAGCAAGTCCAAGGAGTCAATGATACAGACATCTGGGTACTTGCCATACTTCTTCTTGTACTCCTCAAATGAGTTCTTCACATCAATAGTCGAAATCTTCTTTCCAAACTTAGGGTATGACTTAACCTTTAATGTGCCGGCGTAACACTCCAGATTCTTTCTGAAAGTACTGAGTGCATGCTGTGAAAGAGTTCCGTTCTCGTATTGGAAGGTCTCAGCATTGACAAGTGATGCTGAGTAAGCATCAAGAACCTCACTGGTACTGCCCTCCAACTGAATGTGAAGTACATCTAAACCACTGATATATGCGGCGTTCTTACCAATCCAACGAGCCAAATGAGACTTTCCTACACCAGACATTGCCAACCACAATGTTAACTGAGTTCGTAAGCTTCTACCCTGGTTCTTCGCATCCAACTCATCAATATAGAACTGATTGACGAGTTTAGTACTATCAGATTCATCACGTTTCTTACGATTGTCTTTCAGACGTTCTTCAAAGGTTCCTGCAACATCAATGAACTCATCTGGCTTAAGAGAGAACATTTCCATTTCACGAGCCTTCTTCTCAAACTCCTTAATGGCCGCCATCGGGTCTCCACCTTCAAATATCTTGCCTATATCGCGATATGTCTTCTTGAATGACTGCTGCTTAAGATATGCTTCAAACTGAGCAATGAGAGCTTCTGGTGATGCTCCCTCGGCAGTAGTCTTAATATCATCAAGCAATTCCAACGTAGCCCTGGAGCCTGACATCATCTGCTTTACAACTCCATATTTAGGCGCTTCCTTGTGTTCACGATAGAATGCCTTAAGTGAAGTATTCAATGCCTGAAACTCTCGATCCGGCAAATAACAATTATCCATGTACTGATACAGCACAGAACATATATAGTCGTTATCGAAAGCACAATTATACAACTCACAAAGAAACTCTGGAGTGAGTACATTATTTACATCATTTTTTGCCATTACTATTTTCCTTTCTTAATCTTACAAGTTCTGGATATTTCTTCATTGTTGACATTACACACTTCTCTACACACTTGCATACAGAACATATAGGAGATTTTGGTGTCCATCCTGTAGTAGCCTGTAAACACAGCATATAACCGAACTCAGTATTGGCGAACCTCTTCTTTACACTATCTTCAGAAGGCAAATAAAGGAATCTTGACAATCTATGCTTACTTGTATCAGCTATCATCTTTTCCAATTCACCCCTATTCAGTTCACCATCGTCTAGCCACTGGTCAATGTAATACATCATGCCGGCTTTTCCATCTTTATCAAGGAATTGAGCCTTGTATTTTTCAACAGCCTTATCAGAGAAGCACCACAGAATATTCCATTTTGTCCCCTTTATCCCAATCATATCTCTGAAACGATAGATTTGATACACAACAAAATCAACGATTCTTCCATCTGATGCGCCACCCCCTGGAAATAGCTTGTCAAGGCGTTCGATACCACATTTTATAACAAATGGTGAGGTGGTCTGTAGAGACCAGTCATTGCTGACCAGTCTCTTAACCACTCTCTGAAACATCCTTGCTATTTTAATATATTTTTGGTCTACATCCATTTTCTGTTAATATTTTCTTTAATACAATTTTTGCATTGGAGACCCTGCCTCTTACAATATACACAGATTTTGATGCGATATTCCCTGCATTGTATTCTATTTCAGCTATTTCACTCATGCTATAGCCCTGCGCATACAACATAAATGGTCTAAGCTCTTCGAGAGGAATCTTCATCAAGGCTCTGTACATCTCGTCTGAGATATTGTCAAAGAGAGAAAGTTCTGACCATGAAGAGGAATCTGCTACAGGAGAGTTCTTTGTTGAATCCATATAAGACTCAATTGGAACCTCAGATTTCTGATGTGCAAAAGACGTTGCTCGGCGTTTATTCTCTCGCTCTATGCAATGCTTCACACACACATGAATCCAACTCCTTATCTTGCCGATTTTAGATGTCTGAAAACTCTTGATGTAACAAGCCATTTCGTCTAAGCAAATTGACTTGTTATCATCAAAATCCCTCGCACTATTGCTATAGTAAGCGACAAGATTGTTTATATCGCCCATGTTTGGAACGATCAACTCATCAAACAACTTCCTTTCTTCATCTGTCAGTTCCGTGTTCTTTTTTGTCTTTCTTTCCTTGCGGTGCGGCTCTGACCAGTATTTTGGCTTCTTGAACTTACGATTTTTTCCGTCCATTTTCTTGCAACTTTTTTAGTGAACAATCGGGTTGATTCACCTGGAAGATTATACCATGAACAGTAAGACCTCCATTTGTTGTTACAAGCAGCCATAACCGTAGCCATCTGTTCGATTGTCGGATTTTCAGGAATCTTATCCTTCACAACAATCAATTTCAGATCATCTACCCTACCTTCAACAACTGCAAAGAAGTCCTCAACCAAAGCATCACAGTACTCTCCAGGTGAAGCCTGAAACTTATGATAAACCTCAGGCTTCTTCTCGTTAAAATTAAACTTTCTGTTACTCATGCTCTTACACCATAAGTTTTACAAAAATAATAGAACAGGTGGATTGCATCAGCCTCGTTGTCGTCAACAGGCTCAATCTTCCATCGTGTATTGCAATACTCAATCATAAGCTTCTTGTCAGCGTTGCCATTACCGGTAGCCCAATGCTTCAAAGATTTCTGATTAATATAATGAAGAGGAATATTGTGAGTTTCACACACCTCTTGAATCACCCCATGGAAACAGGCAAGCTTTCTGGCCGTTACCCAACTCTTACATCCGCCGTCAAGGTTCTCAGAAACAACAACCTTAATGTCATGTGACGTAATCATGCCCACAAGCCATGCACGGAAGTTCTTCATCTGTCCATAACCTTCACCAAGCTTTTTAGGAGCCTTTGATGTGTTAGGAAAAAACTCTGTGCCACTACCGTAAACACTATGATAACCGCAATGCTCTGCGGGATCTAAAGACAAAATATTCTTTGTCTTCAGTGAATCAATGTACTCTTTCGTTAAACTCTGCATTTATTAATCAGTTAAAATATGAGACATATCATTTTCCTTAACCACTGTAAGCGAATAAGGATAGTTCTCTGGAAGTGAGTTCTGAGTGATGAGGAGCGATGTGATACCCATGTTGTTGATAGTATTACAATAACTCTCAAAGCCAACCTGGTCACTCGAATCAAGAATCTCGTCAAAAATGAGAAGATCCAATCCTTTTCCATCGTCACAATTTGAGTTTGTCAGTCTCTGCAATGCAATGATGCTTGCAAGATTAACTCGACATCTTTCACCAGCTGAGAACTTGTAGAACGAACCGCATTCCATACCATTCTTAAGAAGCTGTACGGAAATGCTTTCTTTTAGCTTACCAGTTCGCAAGACTTTGTAGCCCTGCAAATCGACACGTATATTAGAACCTATCTCTTCAAGAACTTTGTTTACAATCTGAGATATGGCTGTAAGTTTCTTATTTGCAAGATGAGCCTTGTACTTCAAAAACAACTGTTTCTGCTCTGCCAGCCTATCACGTCTCTCAACAGCCTTGGCCTTTTCATCTTCTGCAACTTCAAGCTTCTTCTGATACTCATCACGAGAGTTCTTCAGAGACTCTTCAATATTGCTATCAGATGCCTGTTCGAGGGTCTTGATAGAGTTCTCATAGACTTCAATACTGCCTTCCAAAGTCTTAATAGACTCCTTCTGATTGTTCACATAAGTCTCACCATTCGATACTGATGTGGCTATGATTCTGTAAGCATCATCAAATAGATTGCTTCTAAGACTCTTGATTTTTGTGTCATATTCCTGAACCCTACCCTTAATTGTGTTCAGTTCAATGCCAAGTTTTGCGAGAGCATTTTTAGCTTCATTGTAAGCTTCAACCTTGCTCTGCCTATCATCGGAACACTCCTGGAGTATCTTCTTGAATCCATTACGCTGTTCATAAATATCATCAAGCTTATCCTGAATGCCATTGTAGGCCTTGGTCATTTCGCTATTTTTCTTGCTGATTTGTGACATTTCACCATCAAGTTTTTCACTGAGATTCTTCTTCTCAGTAACTTCATCAGAAATATCATCAACGGACCTGTCAGACTGAAGTGAGAATTTATGTCCGCACTTAGGGCAAGAGATTACACCGGCAAGAACATTCTCCAAGGCGACGATGGATTTCTGCAAGTCATTCTTTTCTTCTTTCTTGCTCTTCAACTTGCTTTCCAGCTCAGTGAACTCCTCATCATACTTGTCAAGAGCCTTATTGAACTCACTCTCACGCTTAGACAATTTCTTCTCTTGTGTATCAAGCTCTTCTTTCGACTTCTTCAACTTTGAATCAGAATCGTCAACATCAGTCTTAGCTGTCTGGCACAGAGTGTCCGCAAGTTTCATCTTCTTATCTATAGTAGTAATCTGATCATTTGCAAGCTTCAGCTCTGCCACAAGATTAGCAGATAAAGACTTGATGTTAGATAAGCCAGATAACTTGTTCTCCGTGAACTCATCAAGAATCTTATCATAAGCATCAGCCAAGGACAACTTTTCATCAGCATCAAGTTTCTCAATCTTAGTTTTAACCTCATTGATAGTCTCGATTCTGTCATTTGCCTTATCAATCTGAGAGTTATGCTCACGTATTTCAGCACGCTTGTTGGCGATATACTGCTTATACTCAACAATTTTCTCTTCCTTTGACTTCTTGGCTTCTTCTTGTTTCTGAGCAGCCTGATTGATTTCCTTAGTCAGAGACTCGATGGAACCATTGATGCTAAACACGGTATTATTAGCTTCAACAACTTCCTTATCACGGACTGTGAGATCATCCTCCAGCTTTTCAATACCCTTATCAACAAGAACACCATTCGAGAAACGATTGATAAGCTCCTTCTTCACCCTGTCAGAAGATTCAAAGAAACTCTCATATTTACTACTGAGAATGTAGTAATTGAACAAATCATCCTTGGAAATGCCAAGCTCATCCATGATAAACTTGTTATATTCCAATACCGATGATTGAACAGTCTTATCTGTATCAACCTCCTGCTCTGTCTCACAATCAAAGATGTGGCACTCAATCGTCTGTGGCGACTTACGTGCAAACGAACGGAAGATAATAAAGTCCTTATTGGAGTAATCATTGTGAAGAGTCATTTCAACACAAGCTTCATCGGCCCAGTCTGAAATAAACTCATCAGTCTTAACCTTTCTCAAAGGCTCTCCAGTAAAGGCTATAGTGATGGCTTCAATGATAGCAGACTTTCCGCTACCATTAACCTTCTGGCTCTTATCGTCACGATTCTCGCCGATGATGATTGTGGCAACGCCCTTCTCAACATCATAGTTTAAATCGCTGAAAGAGATTATATTTTGTGCATTGATTTTCTTAATTTCCCACATAGCTAGTCTATTTTTTTGAGATATTCAATTCCTAGTTTGGAATCAACTTCCTTCTCATTGCAGAACTCGACATAGGTACTGATGATACTTGACTTGTCAAACTTAACATTGATGTCACTCTCGTTAACTTCTACAGCCTTAGTTTTCTCGGTCAGCAGCTCAACCTTGCTAACCTTACACAACAGAGCTTTCTTGTCAACAAGCTTAGTCTGGGCATCAGTACAACGGACCTTAAGCTTTACCTTATAACGCTTATCCGTCTCTGGCTCAACCTTATCCAAATCCTTATAATCTACCTCAATATTCTTATATCTGATGTTCACTTCATTCTTGATGAACTCATGTGAACCATCATCATAAAGAACAGTATATCCCTTTTCCTCATCCTCGCCAAAGCTGTTTTGACGAGACGATCCGATATACTCAATAGAGGTACCGCTGATAAACAATCTGTTGTGGATATGTCCGACAAGCACATCTTTAAAGCCATCAAACCATGAAATCTCACATGAGTTACCGGTATCAAAATTACCAAGGCAACCATTGATTTCCTCATGGATATAAAGTATCGTCTGAGAGAGTTCAACTCCATCAGATTTCAGTTTGTCCTTCAGTTCTTCGAGTCTCTTATAAAAAGAACCTCGCTCTGGAAAATACGACATAATTGCCAGAGTATAATCGCAATCTTCCCACTGAAGCACCTTGAAATCATCAACAACATCAACGTACTTATAAGGTGCGAAGATATGGTTGTAGCCTTCCAAAAGCTCCTGGTTTACCAAATCGTGATTACCTTCAGCAATCGTCAAATTGAAGCCACACTTTGCAGCTTCCAAATAACACTTACTTACAGCAAGCAATACTGATAATGTCTGTGCAGCTCTTGCAGTAAACACATCACCGCCAATGACAATATCAAAAATATCTTTTTCTTTACATATATCTAGCGCTTCATACCAGTTTTTCTGAAATTCAGAGATATTGTCCTTAGATATGTGTAAATCATTCATTAATAACGCAATAGGATGTTTCATTTCTATAATTGCTAGGTTAATTCTCAGCGCCGGGGATAACCCAGCACTGAGAAAGTGAATGAATAAATACTCTATCTAAAGATTTGGCTTATCTTCTTCTGCGACGGTGTGGAACCTCTTCCTTAACCTCCTCCTCTTCAGATGCCTCTGGCTCTGGATCATCAGCAGGCTCTTCCTCAGATGGGCGCTGTCTGCGACGGCGTGGAGCTGGTTCTGGCTCATTCTCAGGTTCAGGATCTGATTCTGACTCTGGATCGTCTTTTGGCTCTGGTGCAGATTCTGGAGCTTCTTCCTTATCATCTACATCATCGTCATACGGGCGGTTGCGGCTCTTACGCTTTGGAGCTTCTTCCTGAACCTCTTCTTCCTTTTCATCCTTCTTAACTGGGGCTGGAGCTGCATTGTTGTCAAGCATATCCTCAATCTCATCAAGGAGATGGCCGTTCTTCTTAGAATGACTGATACGGATATCAAGGTTGTTGTCCTGGATAAACTGAGCAATCTTCTCACGAAGCTCCTTATACTCATCAGACTTCTCGCCCAATCCAGCAGCTTCAATTGCGTCATATTCAGCATTCAATGAGTCAATAGTGATTTCATCACTACTGCTAGAGCCCTTCTTGTCCTTACCGGCATCAGACATGTTGAAGTGAGATGTATCATCCTTAGGAAGCGCATCACGCAACTGTTCAACAGCCTCCTTGAAGTCTTGCTCCTCGCAAATAGCAATTTCGAGCATCTGGTCATACTGCTTCAAGAACTCCAGAGTTGCTTCAAACTGATAGCGAGTGTAACGGTAAATCTCATCAGGAATACGTGGAGCCTTGATAAGAGCACTAAGCTCCTCTTCCTTCAATGGGTCCGGACCAGCAATAGCATTGATACTGAACTTATACTTGGTCTGCTTACTCTCTTCATAACGTTTGATAGTCACGTCGTAGCCCTCATAGAAGTCACTCAACGGACAGAAATCATCACGCTTAACATTATTCTTATGGAGCTGTCCCCAAATAGAGAACTTCTCTTCATCAAGAGCATGGTACTGAGCACCAGAACAAGTGTAAAGCAATGGACCCTTACGATTCTTATTAAGGTCAAGAACGTACATAGCGTGCTGATAGTTCCACTTCAGACCGCCAGAGTAGCTGTTCTCACTAATTTTCTTAGTGATAACCTCATCGTCAAACTCCTTGGCGATCTTTACATAAGTATCAATAATATCAACAGGATAATCAACACCCTTCTGTGTTGTGCGAACGACAGGAATGCTAACAAACTTAGCCTTCTTGCCTTCCTTGGCTGGCAACTTAATCTTAAGGAACTGCTGCTGGACAGGGTATTCATAACCCTTTTTGGATTCTCCAGATGGTTGTCCATTCTCATCAAGAATAGGTGCCAATGGGAGAATACGCGCCTCGAACTCGCCATCTTCAGAAACACGGAAACGGTCGATCTTGGTACTAATTTTTTCTGACTCTCTCTTTTCTACGGCCTCTTCAAAGTTCTGTCTGGTCTTCAAAAAGAGGTCTTTTAAGGACTTAATTTCTTCGCTCATCTTTAAATAGATAATTATTTATTTTGTGATGAGAGAAATCTGCTCCAGTCTACTTCTTGTTTAGCGTAGGCCTTTGCGAAAAACTCACGAGCTTCAGCTGACTTAAGTTCGTCCTTGCTGATAATCGTGATGTTCCAGCGCTTTTGCGCAAACTCGACAATTTTCTCAACTACCTTGCCGAAATCAATGCTTTTTTCGTTTTTAAGGTCGAAGTACGTATACTCCTCACCATTAATTGTACAGGTATGCTCAGGCGCGAAAATATCCTCAAAATACCTGTAAAGAGCCAGTGGGCTAGGATGATCAGGAAGTTGTTCACTAATCTGCTTCAGCACCACTGAGAACAAATACGTCAAATTAGGAAGTGCTCGATTGGCCTTGTGGTCATATATCAGGAAGTCGTAGCCATCAATACTATCAGGCAACTTCTTCAAGGCACTATCCAACTCTTGTTTCATAAGGACACCATCGTATTTCTTGATGGACCCCTTGCCTTTAATCATTACATCATATTTTTAAAATTAAAACTGTCCGTAATCATTTTTATTCGGTTGCAAAAGTACAACTAATTTTTGAAACCACCAAATGCTGAGAGAATTATTTTGTTTAATTTTTGTTAAGTACATCTTATCTATTTGGTACACAATACGTTACAAAACCTATATTTTTCTTTTCTCAAAAGCGATACTATGCTGAAAACTAAACAATATTTTGCCTTGCGTGCGCACATACATTATTATAATAAATAGCTATGTACCAACGCCTAAAGTATAATTAACGTTAACGTAGTGAACTTTTTATGCAAAACATTTGGAAGTTACTGAAAAAAACTCTATCTTTGCACCCAGAAAATAAACATAGTTACTATATGGCGGGTATTAATAGTTAACACATTGTTATAGGATATTCTTAGGCGAAAGCTAAAAGATACAACCCATAGCAATCGACACCACTACCCGCTTTTGTGTTGATTCGCTATGGGTTCTTTTATGACCCAATCAGTGATTCAGAGCAGTTTCTTCATCATATAACACTGATTCAAATCAGTTTTTATTAATAATAAAAACGTAGAACAATGAGGAAAATCTTTATCAACAATATATATATGGCAAAAGCCTATATGGATGATAGCTTCCTTGGTGCACTTGCAGCTAGCTTGTGCATCAAGGCTTTTTTCGTTAGTTCTACTGTAACCAATTTAACACAAAGAAAGCTTAGAGAGATACTTCACTGCAATCCAAGCAAATGCAAGAAAGTGCTTGGCTGGATGATTCATCACAACCTTTGTGAACAGAAAGTGAAGTCTGATGGCAGCTACTACATCATAATGAAAAAGACTCGCACAAACGAGCTTTTCATTGCTGATGGTATGAGAACGTCAAGACTTAAGCTACAAATAACAGATAACAAAAAAATCAAGATAGGAAAAGACAGAACTTCTAGAGTGTATAATGTCACATTGAAGCACATGGAACGCATTCTGAGAAAACTCATCATGGTAGACTATTTTCAGGTTCGCCAATATTGTTCTGATTGTACCAAACGATTGGAAGAGGGCACTTTCAAAGAAAAGAAAGCGGCTTATAAAAACATTGGTAAAATGCAGAAGAGAAATGGAAAGCGACTTGATCTTGACTCCCATAAGAGAGGAACCAGCTATGAAGCTATGTCTAAGTACATAAATAAGAGTGAGCGTTACATGTTTAGCTTGATTAAGGAAATGATAGAGGAAGATAAGATTCTCGTCAAATCGAACAAGACTGACTTGACAAATGCGCACAAGACAACTTATGACTACGACAAGACTTGTGGTATGCCATTGCCAGAATATGACAAGAATGACATTAAGTCCATCTTTGCTGCTTGCAGTAGAGTATACTCCGACCTGTGTCTTAAACTCATGGCGGAAAGAGAAAACTATAAGAAGAGCCAGATCGGTACAAGAACCATCAGGGAGTTCTCCGGAATTGACGAGAATGGAAACTACTGTGTCTGGACCTTCTGCTTCTACGCCAATGAGTATAAACTGGTGATATAATTTTATTATGTTACCGTTTTTGCAAACTAAATACGTTGGAAGAGTGGGCTTTATAACTATTGTATCTATGATAGGCGAAAGCTTCTCGACTTTTGTATAACAAACATTAAAAATCGCTGAGTTTCTTGGTATTCTCAGATTTTATTGTTATCTTTGCAGCAGGTTTAAGAATATTATACGACCCGTGATTCAAATCAGATTTATCTTAATATTAAGTCTTTTTTGACGTGATTCTGAGCAGTTTTTTCACTTTATATTACTGAGTTTTATTGGTTATTATTATATAAAACACAAGTGATTCAGAACAGTTTTTTCGACTTTCTAATCAATATCAAGTGATTCAAAGCAGTTTTCTTTTTAAAAATCAAGACTATAATGGCAGATATAACAAGAATGAAAGAAGCCATCAGTAGCCTGTCAGAGTGTTCTAGTCCTATACTTCCAGAACGAAGTAAGCTGATAGACAACTATGTATCAGTTACTTGTAAGGAAGCTATAGATAATGCTGATGATAAGGAGGCTTACAAACAGAAGATGGTCGATTACTATACAAATGGTATTGGGGCCGTTGCAATAGACAACATGATTAACGATTTCAATGAATCTTATGTTGCTTTCACTGAGGGTGTCGAAGACTTGAAGACTTCCATAGCCCAGACAACGGCATCAAACGCTATTCCGGCTGTAATCGTAGCAGGCAGTGCCACAGGAGCTGCTAACCCTGCATATACAGCCATAGACAATGCACAGAAGAAGCACGTATTGAAGATGAATCTCAGAACTCTAAAGATGCATGTCAAGAAAATGCTGATAGCGGCAGTTGGCTTGAACTATGAGGTTTCTGATGATCTGATGTCTCAGATTGATGTTGTATCATCTTTATCGTCTTCTATCAGTGCCATTCCAGGATAGGCATTTTACTTGTATAAAATTTAAAATTATTCTACAATTTGATTCAAAGCATCTTTCTTATTTGTGTCATAATTATTTAAGTGGAAACAAAAAGAGGACTGGCATTACGCCAGTCCTCTTTCCTGTAATTTGAGTTTGATGAGTCTGAGTTCTTCTGATGTGCTGTCAAGCTTATATGGTTTCAGTCCGTTCACTCTAAAGTCCAGCAGGGCCACTCTAAAGGTCTTAGACTTAAATAGTGGATTATCTGACGCATAAGTCACTTGTTCTATCAGTAATGGCGTTAATGTAGCACCTGTGCTTTTACTCATCTCCATCAGCAGATCATACTCAGTTCGTGCAAGATACTTCATCAGCAAACCGATTCTTGTAAGCTCGAACTTACACTTCTTTACCGGCTTTTTCTGAGTTGTCTTTCTGTGTTTTCTTCTTTTTCTTTTCTTGGCCACTTTCTTTGGCTGAATTATCTGATTCTTTGCTATTTTCAGTTCCTTCAGCTGTTTCTGGCTGTACGCCTGCGGCATTGGTATTGTCAACATTCTCAACTACTTCCTTTTTCTTAAGATTATGAGCATTCACATAATCGTTTCCAAATTTCAAAATTCTCATTGTCGTATTATTTAATTTATATATGTTTTATCGGGCAATCACGTTTATTCAGCGATATTCCACTTACCTTGTTGCTGACGCTCTGTACAGCAGTAACTTCAATCTTACCTAGATAGTTGATGGCCCTGTCCGTAAACTCATAGATGTCATTTACGAAGCTGCCTGATGTATGAAGCTTCAACGCACCATCCTTGTCAGACAGGGTATATGGGCAGCCAATGGTAAGTTCATGTCCGAACTTGTCGCCATCACTATCTTTCATCTCATAGTATGAAGAACTCCAGCTTTTGACGCTTACAGACTTGCATACTTTCTTCTCTGCGCCCATAACTACCTCAGTTGTGTAGTTTGGCTCTACTGATAAATAATAGTTCGATGGTGACTTTCTGATGAGCAATTCCTGTGCTGGTATATCATCATATTCATTCTTTGAAGATGCTTCATAAGTGACATGGACTTTTACATCTGATGAACTGTATGGAGTATGGAACTCATATCCAGAAGATTCCCAGGTAGTATTGTCATACCAGTCTGCATTATGACCCTGCACAACCTCTTTTTTAGGAGTGATGGGGTAATTACCATATTCGCTATCAGGAGCCCAGACTTCTTTATTGCCAATTGATGTCCTTATCAACATCGCGATATTAGCAACCTTCAGGTCTGTTGCTCTCTTTTCTGTCTGTACTTTACCGGTCGATAAATCTTTTGTGGACACAATCTCATAATACTTCATCCAGCAATGAAGAGTGTTCGTTTGTGCGTTAAAAGCTATATCGCCCTTCAGTTGCCCGCTCCTGGTTACTTCATACAGTTTAACCGGAACGTCAGTAAAGAAGCTCCATACTATTGAAGGAGACATCATATCTGCGTCTTGGAAATCAGGGATGCCGTCTGAGATTTGGACGTGACCGTCTCCCATAGGAAAAGAGCATTGTCCGACACCATCATAGCTGGCATCTCTGTAGAATGAGTTTTCAACAAGATAGAATCTACCAGTTTCGTCTATGAAGACATTAGCTCCCATTGTACCCTTGGCATTGCTTATGACATTGAACGCAACAGCCATTGGAACTGATGGAGCTTTTATGCCGGCTGGAAGCTTGTAGTCTGTATAGTATCTAGTTTTTGTATTGTCATTGAAAGAATCTCCATCTTTCTTTGATACAGAAGAGAAGAAATCTACAGGTATCGTTCCTTGAATTGTGACCTCATTAAGAAAACTTCTCACATAAAGATTGCCGACAGCTTCACTGGTTGATACCTTCATTATACGCTTCCAGTTGGCATTGCCAATCTCTTCTTTTGTAAAGTTTTTCTCAACCACATCACTATTATAAATAATCAACTTATCCAACTCAACAGAATCAGTGTTTATTAATTTGGCAGTTAATTTACTCAGATTCACTATATCATTACTAGTTATATTGATCGGAAGTACATGCTTCTCTGAATCTATAAAGACTATGCTGTTATTGTTGGGAATAGCTATAGAAAAGGCCATGTTGCCATTATTGCTTCCTTGTATGGTGAATATGGCTCCATTATTGTCTATTTTGATTTCCTTGCTGCTATCCTTGATAATCATATTGATAGAGTTGATGATTTGCTTAAACTCAACATCGTGGAATAGTTGCTGCACATCATCACTATCTCTAATCAGCATATAATACTTCCAGAATGTATCTTTGACTCCTTTGAAGGAGTACATGCCAATATCATTCTTTACTGACTGTATGCAATCTCCAGAATAGTATTCTGTTGCTTCTGCAACCTTTGTGCCATAAATTTCACGGAGAATACCGGTTGTTCCATCTGCATATTCGCCTTCTATAGTTGAATAGGTGGGTAAAATCACAGGTCTCAGGTTATTGCTAATGAGTGTTTCATCAACTTTTCTTATTTTTCCGCCGAGAAACACATATCCACTTAAAACCTTATCTTCAGTGACTTCACATCCAGATATGACGTAGTTCAGTCCGCAATCTGAGAAAAACCCTATTGCTGACGTAATTAATTTTTGAAGCGAGTCAAAATCTTCATTGAACAGCTTGCGACCGCCTTTTTGTGTCTGAAATTCGTTCATAATCAGTCTACATAAAATGAGAAATTAATGTATGGTCCCGTAAAGAGACAATTTACTTTTGTATATCTCCACGTAAGAACTTGTTCTGTCTTCATCAGAAAATACAGATGCTTGTCGGCACCGATAATAAGTTGTGCATTTCCAGATACATATTGCTTTGTTCCTTCCTGTGGCCCATCAGACATAAGCATTACTCCTGGAAGTCTACTTGCGTTCGGAGCATCAATGCTGTCTGGAAGTCGAAGTATTGATTTGAACAGAACAAGTTTCTCAGTTCCTGTACCGGAATAGGAAACTATGTCTCCATATTTGCTATTGTGCAAAGTGTTAAAGTCTACTACAAAATGATTCTCTTCGCCTAGGATATACTGATTTTCGATAGTTCCACGTAATACTACTCGTTCCTTGTCTTGTCGCACAGTAATGTATGGATAGACTGAAACAGCCCCCTCTTTGTCGTAGACAAGATGTTCATCCTTTATTAACTTTGGAAAATCACTTATAGCAAGAACATCTTCTATTGACTTGCCTCCTATCTTGATAGCCTTGGTCTCTATATCTGTGCATGACAGATAATCACCAGAAAGTCTTGGCATGAAGATATTTCCATTATCGCCATTGATTTGCCATTCAATAGTGTCGCCGTTATACTTCTCGAAAACCGGTGAGTCTGCTCTAAGTCTGAAGTTTCCGTTTTTTGTACAAATCTCTAGTCCTGTTTCTGTAGCCTTTAATGTAGTATTTCCGTCAATTATAACTGATGGAAGCTTGACGCTGTTGAAATACACCGGCGAGTTTAATAGTTGTAAATAGGCGGAGTCTTTCAAAATTCCATAATATCCAAGCAGCGCATCTTTCAATCTAGGAAATTCGCCATTGGTCTTCTTGATACAGGGCGTTGTAGGAGTGTTTGAATACATCGCGTCGTAGTTATGACACATAAGATGTTCTGACGCATCGTGATATGGAATTTCAGCTCCATCGGTGTCGTTACATACGATATAGTCCAAATCAGAATCTGAAGATGGAACATAACGGATTTTTCCATCAAGCCACACATAACCGTCTTGATGATTCTGGCATCCAGAAATGACAAAGTATACTTCTGTGTTTTTGAATATCTCTGTAAATGCAAGAGCCGACTCCTGAAGACATCTGATGTCTTCATTGTATCGCTTTCTTCCTCCTTTAATGTTTGTGATTTCTATCATTGTTATACAAAATAATAGTTCCAATTAATACTTATAGGAGATGGTAGGAAATCCGCAACTCCACCACCACCTTTCTTTGAATACACATCTATATAGAGTCTTCTGTCCGTGCTGCCAAACCTTAGGTAGTAACACACATTCTCATCAGTTTTTCCGCCGCCTCTTATTGGGAAAAATTCACCTGCCTGTGGAGATGGTATGGATGGCGGCAATTTGATATTTGTTATATACGACCTTAAGTTTGAGTTGCTTGGAAACGGACCTGAAATTATACTTAGTTTTTTGTCATTGAGAGGTATTGTTCCGCAAATACTTATTCTAAGATCAACCCTTTTAGCAGACAATGTGCCGACATCAGTTCCGTCTGTATATTGGAGACTAGTCCAGTCGACTATGTATTTATGATATAATGAGTTATACAAGTCAATTCCATTAAATTTTACATTATTGGCTTTTATAGTACTATAATTAATCGACGTTGCTTGCATATTTGGAAGTTCAATGTTTGTGGATGATCCACTTCTAAACTCCATAACAAGGTTGTCGTTAGCATCGTAAGCAGAAATACCGTCAGAAATAATATACTTGTATTTCAGCATATTATTCTGGCTTATGGAGATAACTAATCTGCAATTTTCATCAATAGAGAAAGAAGCTGAAGTGTCATTGCCTATCACAGCATTCTTGACATACAGGTCCTTCAGTATATTAATTTTCGAGTTGACAGTTTGCTTGTTGCTTCCTTTAGTTATAACGTATTTATCGTAAAACTTATTTATAATGCTATTGGAGTTGTCATTGACTGTACAGGCAATATAACTTGATGATGGAACTGAGTTGGTTACTGCTGTTCCATAATTCCTACTCATAAATCCAGAAACGCCTCTTGTTGCGTAGTGGATAGATTTGCCATCTGTATTTTTTGGTGATATATAAAGCGGCCCATCATAATCTGTAAAATAACTGCTGGCAACTGCTCTAATTTTACCATCAAGCCACACATAACCACTTGAAATCTGGGTGGTAATTGATGTGGAAGTTCTACTAATACTTACTTCACAGCCGGAAATAACAAAATTTCCGCCAAAATCTTCAAAGATATGGTGGAAAGAAAGACCAAGTTCACGAAGAGCTTCAAGGTCTTCATTGAATAAGGTTCTACCTCCATATTGACCAAAAAATTCTTTCATTGTTATTCTTGATTAATTGTTATTTCGTAAGTTATATTAAACACCGTAATATATCTGTCAATATAATATCTAATATCGCCAATATACATTTCATTTGTATAGCTACTCGTTTCGTTGATTTTTGGAGCAAAGATTATGATGTCTGCTTGCTGTGTATCACTTTCCTCATCTAAGTCTTTTGTAACGAGATTGGTATAATGCGCCCCATCAGCATCATTTTCAGAGTCTGGCATCCACGGCGTACTTCCTGTATGAAGGATTTGCTCTTCAAGATACCATATTGTTGCTCCATTTTCAGTTGCATCTGTTATAATCTGGAATGAGCTGTCCATATTTACAAATTTGTTTCTAAATACATGATTCAGATACCAGATAAGAACCGTCGGCTGAGATGTGACAGATGCCTCTATCAACTTTTCCAATGCCCATTTTTTGAACTTTTCATGTATGGACACTATTGGATAAATAGATGCTTCCAACAATGAAATTATCTTTCTACCTCTCACGTAGAAAGGTAGAACTTCACAGATAATTTTATTATTGCTGATGTTGTACTTATTTGTATTTATCATTGTGCTGATTCACTTTGTATTATGCTACTTTTCTTTTTAAACTGGATGAACGCCTCCTCTTTTTTAATTGTAGAGTTTCCGTCCTCGTCGAGAAATCTGATATATCCAGCCTTCGCTCTCCTAGCTTGAGTCAATGCAAATTCTTCATCATACTTTCTGGACGTTGCATTGTACTGCTTAACCATAACCAAGACGCTACCACTTTCTTGTGTTGGCGTTACATCAACTACATTATCAACTTCAAAGATTGCATCTATGATTGATTGATAGTAAATATAGGCATTGTAATCCAGAGTACTTGTAAACTTAATAAGAGCTTTCTGTATGGAATCCATAGCCTGCTCCTCAGTGATGTATTGATCATCATAAGTGACCATACAGTTCTTCACAGCAATGATGTCGCCAGGAATACTCATGGATTGTACAACAGCCCCAATGAACTTAATCTGGTCGATATAGTTCTTGAATGCGGTAAGCTCACCACTTGTAAGCTGGGTATAGTTGATACCGTTCGATAACTCATTTGAGTCTGTGTTTACTTTACACACCTTAAGTATAATTCCATCACCATTGTCGTTCTTCTGGAATGCTGATTTAGCAATGATGAGATGGCTGGTGTCTACTTTCTCATATCTAATTTTCAGTTTCTCATCGTCAAAAATAAGCGTGTCTCCAGAATTCGTAGTGTTATTAAATTGGAACTTCAGTGCCATTGCTGCATACCATGGAGCGGTGCCGTTGATTCTATTGGCAATTAAGTTCGCGATATCGACTTCAAATACGTCAAGAATCGTCTGATAGGCGAATATCAATACTGCTTGGACGTATGTAATCAGATTAAGGATCGACATCTTGCTTTTTGTCAATCCACTATTTAACTCTGTTATCTGAAGGTACGCGTTTCTTTTAACCACAGCTTCAGAGAATATTTGACTAAGTGATTTACTCATTTCCGATTTCTATTAATTTGTTTAACGTGTTGTTATCTGGATAATTGCTACTGAATGTTTTTGTTACTTTTAGTGTGGAAGTCATATAATATATACCATGCACTGATGTTAGGTCAAGAGATTCGCAATCAAAGTTTCCATATACTGTTATAATATGGTTTCCATCATCATTGTAGCAATGTTCAAATAATTTTTCTTCTTGACAGTTTACGAATATGTCAAGATTATTAGAATCTCCCCAATCTATAGCGATGATCCTTTTCGGGAAAATCTTGGCAGAAATAGAAGATACTACTCCACTTTGCTGTATAATCATACGTGTAGAGGATATGGAGTTGGCAAAGAACTCATCTGCATCTGTAGATTTTGAGATGACTTTATTATTAGCAATTTTCTCAGCCAGAATCTCCAAGTCAGAGTGACCTGAGCCTATATAGTTCTGCAATACATAAGTCATAAAAAGTTTCTGTAGTGTCACACTCGATCCATTTACTATACCATTATCATAAACCCCAGGGTATAAACTGTTAGCTATAGACAGCACCTCATTGTTATACTTATCCAATGCGTTTGATATGGATTCTGAGATATTGGCATTTTGGAATACGTGTTCTCCATTAGCTACCTTGATTTTATTGACAGATAACCAGTCACGAATATCGGAATTGATGGTGTATTCCTCATTATAGTTGAGTTCTGTGCCGGCTGACAAAAGAACGTCAAAAGAGAGTGCTTGACCATTGACATCAGGATTTGATACCAATAAATCAAACACTCCCTCTATGGATCCGTATATTGCAAGAGCAACATCGAAGAGGTTTTGTCCGCTTTTAACTATATATTTCTTCATTGTCAAACTTTATAAATAATAGTCAAAAGACAGACAAAACGTTCGCTAATCTTTCTTCTTTTTCAATGCCTTAAGCACTTCTTCAACTTCCGATGGCGGAACATTCAGTTTGCTAGCTATTTCTCCAGTCAATGCTCTCTTCATCAATTGCAAAAAAGGCATATTTGGGAAACAGATAAGCATACTTGCTGATGTGCTCCAGACTTCCACGAGAATAATGCTTACACAGATAACATTTGTCGGCAGCCCATTGTTGATTCCGAGTAGTTTATCAATAATTATGAACAGAAGCATGGACGTTCCATATACGGCAAGTTTGCCTAATGAGTTCCTTCCAAGCTCGCTTAATGTAAACTTATGCTGTTTAAGACTGGAAGCAATACCCCAGAATGCATCAATAACTACTGCCAGCACGACAAAGCTTATCATCGCTTCATAGCCAACAACTAGGTTTACAACAAACATGATGGCTCCTATCAGCCACCCCCATGATGTCGACAACGCATCAATCAATTTAGTCAAAAAATTCTCTAACATTTGAATTTATATTAAATTATTACTATGTGGTGCGTTCCGCATACCACCTTTTGTTCATATATGTAAATTGCCAAACTGTTCTTCCTTCAAGCTCTTGGTTTGTATATGTAGCTCCACTTCCATAACCATTGTACCACACGACACGCTGACCATTTGAATTAATATAGCAATTCGTAGGACACTTATCATATATTTTCAGAACTTGTCCTTCGTATGGGTCTTTAGGGAATATCACCTTAGCATTAGTTGCAGTGCATAGAACTGTGTCTACAGGCTCTTCCACAGTCCCTGAGATTGGGCTGTCAGTGGTTCCATCGCCTTGTATAAGGAGTACATTCCTTCCATTCCTTTTAAATATTCCGTCTTTCGTAATTCTGATTTCATGCCCACCGTAGTTGGCAATGAATTCATTCTTACCAATGAAAATGTTACTACTGTCTCCGAAATTTATAGCGAGTCCATCATATCCAATCAGCATATATGCATCATTTAGAGGCAATGTATTATTCCAGCTTATTGATAAAAGAAGCGTTTTCATTTTTAACAATGGGATTTTATCAATCTGTCTAATTCTAGGATTTGAATTTGACGAATCGAAATAAATATTATGTCCCGTTGTTCTTGCCACGATTTTCACCGCTGAATCTGCTGTAACACTATATCTGATAACATCATCCTTTTGGGCGCCTGGAATGTGTATGTTTTTTTTTAGAACATCGTTCTCATATACACTAAGTTCTGTGCTTGGCGTGCATGCGATATCACCGTTTTCATAATAGCACATTTGTTTAAAATTGGAGATGATCAAATCAACACCTTTCTTTATTTTTCCGAGAACTTGTTGAGTTGTCCACTGAAAGACATATATGTTGCTTTCATCAAGGATTTGACTTCCGTATGTAGCATAATTACTTACATTTGTTTTTATGACGTGAGAGGTCTTTGCCTTAAAATTTGAATATTCACCTATTGACTTAGGAGAAATCTCAGTTTTACCCTGGTCTCCTACCAATATAAAGCCTTGGTCTTCAGAGTTTAGGGTGAGAGATCCGTTGACTTGTGTGTCACCATTCAAAGTGATATTTCCGTCACCGATTCTGACAAATGTGTCTCCAACCTGCTGAACAATCTCTTCAGACGTTTGTCTAATCATAGACTGGGTTTCTGCAAATCCGTCCATGTACTTGTGTGGTTTTTCCACACTGTCTTCAACCATGACTCTTGCGATGTAATTATCGCCATCTGTTTTAGGTTTGAATCTTAAGAGGAACGTCTTATTGGAACTGCTTTTTTCCCTAAATCTTATCCAATATCTGTCAAGCTCCTTATCATAGTGCATTTTGCCGACTTCAGTATCATCGTAGACAACAGCAGTTGATGCTCCTGAGATGATTAATTGTGCTGTATATAACAAATCAATAGACTCTGCTTTTACAGTCTTTGCAGTTCCGTTGATTTCTTTTACAGATGCATAAATATGTTTTGGCGCATTGGTATTGATATCAAAGACCATAAGAGCAACTTTGTCACCAACAGATATGCCTTCAACAGAATTAACTTCCCAGGTTCCTACATATCCGGCTGTACTGTATTTTAAAATGTCAGACGTTGTGTACTTATATGACGTTTTTAATATTGTCATGTTAGGGTCATACGTCTTTTTATCAATAGCTACATCGTAATTTGCAAGATAGTTATAAGTCTGATCAAAGGCGTATATGTATACCAATATATCCCCATCTCCCCACTTATTGAAAGATAAGATACAATCTCCGCTATAGTCCTTAAATGCAGGAGCTGTATACCATTCAGAAGATTTTGAGAGCTTATACGATGGTCCATCAGAACTAAATTCAACATTATCGCTCCATCCAATACCATTCTGGCCTCTAAGAATGTTGTCACCAACAGTTTTCTTTACTGATGATGTAAGTCCATTTGATGTAACTTCTAATTTAGCTATTTTGTTTTCGTATGTAGCAGCCTTCCCATTGAGATCATTTATACTTTTAGACTGGCTTTCAACAACAGCACTGACTGCCTTAGAAGTTGTTGTTAATGTAGCAATATTACTTTTATTTGTTTTTGCTAATTTTGTAACCTCGTTTATTTCTGTTTCGTGACTTTGTACTGTGCTAGTTATGCCATTGACATTTGTTTCAAGACTTGCAATTTTGTCACTGCTAGACTTAAGTGTTCCATTTATTGTATCAATTTTAGTTTGATGCTCCTCAACTACTCCCTTAATCTTATTAGATGTCAGGGTTAATTCTGAGATATTATTAGCATTTGTTTCATATTGTTTTGCAAGTCCGCCGATTTGTGTCGAGTTCTTCTCCACCTTTGTCGTAATCTCTCCAGCTTTCTGCTGAAAAGTGGATTGGCTTACGTAATCAGTACTAATTTCTGTATATTTTGACAAAAGTTTTTTATTGTCATACGAGATTTTACTGAGAAAAGCGGATACTTGCACAGATACATTTACCTGAGCAATATATGTCGTTTTATTATATGATACATTTATTTTTATCCATGCTTCAGAACATGGTTTACTAACATGAAGACCATCGAATGTGTATTCTTTAAAATTGATTCCACCAGTATAAACAGATCCGTAGCCCTTATCTATAGTTACGTAATACGAGTTATCATCCTCATTATATTTTGTAAAATTCTCACAATCAGAAATCGCGAATTCACAGTCTTTTGATATATCAACATTTCCTTGATATATCAAAACCTGGAAATATTTTTCCTCTCCAAGTCCATCATTTTCGCTACGGTGACTAAAAAAGGTACCATCAGCATCTGCATCGAATACAATAGTACTAGGCGTTACGACAATAGTTATAGCGTCCTTACCGGCAGGGCCTTGAACCTTACCAGTTTCAATAAATCCATAGTTATTATTGCTCTTTCCAGAATATGACCACAACACGCCGTTGATGATATAGCCATCTCCTATTGACGGATTCTTGACGGTGCTTAATTCTGAAAGGGAATTGAATGAGCCGAGGATCTTGACTGATGTTCCAGCAGGTCCTCGGTTGCCTAATGCACTGACAGAATAAGAAGTTGTTGTTGTTCCATCAGAATATTTCACAATAGTCCTAGTCCAGAGATAAGGATATTTTTCTGTCATTTGAAGTATTGACTGAGACCATGACGTTGGGGGTACTATTCCACTGTCACTAACAGCATACATGACAGAAGTGTAGAGAATTGAAACGCCCTTTGGCTGCTTCCCTACAGATAATGATGCACTACATTTAAACTTCTTATTTGCCATTACATAAAATTATTCATTAAGCATTTTTACTACCTTGGAGGCTATCTCTTTGGCATGTATACGCCACTGCTGCATAGTTTTGTACTCTTCAGTATATTCTGAAGATTTTGTCTTTGTGATAGACATGTCGCTATCCTTGGTAAGCTCATAATTAAGTCTTACAGCATCCATTTTGTCAGCTGGGTAGCGACTTTCAATGATTGCAGATACAATATCATCATACTTTCTAGAGTTGAAGACGTCAATGTTCTCTGCGGTGTAAGCATTGTCAGACACACGGTTGCCTTCAAGACTATCCTGTGTTTCTGTCTCTTGCTTTTCATAATCAAAGAAGATTCTAAGAAGGTCGGCTTCTTGTCTTACTTCGATTCCGTTCTTTGGCAATTCGCCATCTAAATTCAAAAATACCTTCATTTATATATATAGTTTTGTTAGTCTATATCGTAAGTATTGTGTCCCTTGGACTTTACTGAAAAGACGAATGTTGTCTCTGGGAATATCTTCATCTCAGCTCCCTTCTGAAGCTTTCTGATTATTCTGCAAGATGTTGTACAGGTCTTATATTTAGTGTTTGGCTCACCATCGAACTCAAATAAGATCCAGCACGAATCATTCTTTCCATCTCTGCCAGGACATTCTGTCTCGAAGTCTATTATTGTTATCAACCATCTTTCCTTGCACAACTCTCGGATTGGAACATATTCTGCATCGAATACTTTCTTACCATTTTTAGTGTACGATGTGCAACCGTTTCCTATACCATGTTCTTTAAAGCTCATCTCCCTTTTTTATTTTATCTTTATATATAATAGTCTTCCAGAGTCTTTTGCAGTTGCCCCATTTGTAAATTCCGTAGTAAGCACCTATCAATTCTTGTCTTCTTCTACGGCTTTTAACACGGGTGAAAGCCCTGAAAGATTTGTTTTTTGTTCTCTTTCTTACAAGCATTGTGTCTCTAGTATATTTCCATCCTATAAAATCTAATTCTCTGCCAACAATACCCTTACGTTCGTCTGGTAATGGTGCAATAAAACTGGAAGCCTTAAGACAGACTCCCAGTTCATTACAGTATATATCGAGTTTAGTAAGTAAATATATTGCTCGCTCCTTAGATTCTGCGAAGAATGTAATGTCGTCACAATGCCTGTGATAACCCTTTGTATGCTCAATCTGAGTCATTTTTCTATCTACTATAGATAATGCTAAATTACCAATCATCTGACCTACAGAATTTCCTAAAGTAATTCCACGCTTCTCTCCGATGTGTCCGAGTGGCATATTGGAAGCCCAGTTGCAAAACTTTAGCTTTCGTTCATGCTCCTCTATCAAGACAGGCTCTATGTCAGATTCATAGTCCAAAATAACATGTTTCACACAGTCGATAAATAAATCATCGTCAATATATCTTTTAAGTACGTATATGACAACAGAATGTGGCATGGATGGGTAGAATTTTCTAATATCTCCAGACCCATAATGTGTAAAGTTCTTATTCTTCTTGATGAATTTTTGAACTCTCAGTGCACCATATACTTGCCCCTTACCTTTTCTTCCGGCTGAAGAATTATCAATCAACACTCTTTCAGAAATAGGTTCCAACACTATTTTTAGAGCGTGCGATACGATATTCCACGGATCAAAATGCTCAGGAGTTATAACCCTGGTTTTGTTGTCTGTCTGAATTTCTACAGATTTATATACTTTCTTAGGATATATTCCCAGTATCAGCATGTTCTGGATTTTGTCAAGCGACTCTTTGCGATGCCGCTTGAACTTTCTAGCATACCAGATATCTTTGTCGTTGAGAGCGTCAAGAGCATCATCTGCTGCCTGTTCGAGTGTCTCTCAAAGAACAAGTTTGTCCATTAAGTTTCTGACCTTTTTCGTCATTAGCTTATTTTCTCTTAGCCCATGGTTTTGGTTGATAAACAACTACGTCGCCATGCTTGTCTATATAAGTAGACCTTTCTGCTGTCATATTTTAGCCGTTTATGAATAAATGACTAAGGCTCATCGGACTCGCCAAGATAGAAGTTTCCTTTCAGACTTTTTATCAACGACGATTACATTTAAGTGAGACGGGCACCGTAGTTACCGTTCGCAATCGAAAACGCATTGTTACCGTTCACGTAGCCGAGCCCGCAATTCGCACCATTCCTGGCGTTGCCGCCGAAGTGGAAAAGCGTTGTTGTCCAACTTTACCTAGAGCAGCCAACCTCCACTACAGAGATTTACCAACCGCTCCGTTAATTAATAGTCAATTTGAGTGTTTGATGTTTAGTATTTTCGGAGTTTTGTTGAGACTTTAATTATCTTTAACACTAAACGCTATAATAATGTCAAATAATATGAAAATCGGGAGGCCTACGGGCCTCCCGATTGTTTGCGTTTGGGCAAACCTAGAGGTTTGCCCCGTCCGTGAATTTTGGCGTACCAAAATAAGCGAGACGGGCACCGTAGCTACCGTACGCAAACGAAAACGCATCGTTACCGGACACGTAGCCGAGCCCGCAACTCGCACCACTCCAGGCGTGGCCGCCGAAGAGGAAAAGCTGACCCGCCGCCGCATTGACCCAATAATTGTCGCACCAATAACTGTTAGAGTCACCGCCGACAACTGATGGAATAATATCAAAGTGCTCACCAAGAGTCATATTCTTAACATATCCGTTAGCTATAGCTCTCTGTACGGTGCGATAGTCTGATGATGGTTTGGTTGACAATTCTGCATCAGTTGGAAGATAGTTGCCTTCATAGAGGAATGCTTCAGAACCAGTCTGCCCTGTATTCTTTGATATGCCGAAATACACTCCCTGAATCATCTGCCAATACCATCCCCACAAATTCTCAATACCGAAGAAATTGGTGTGACAAGCCTTGCTGTTGCCAGCGGTAGCGCTGATGTCAATCTTACCACATTTGTCTCCGAGAGAGTTTGTCGCTCCAGTCTTGATAGCATTTGTCTTATCCCAGGTATTATCGTCTCCACATGGACCATAGCCGACATTTGCTTGAACATTAGTGTTGCCGAACTTAGAAAGGTTAAGCATGTTCAAGTATCTGATGTGATCATAGTTCATCAGGCCAAAATCCTTACCATTCTTTCTTGCATTAGCCCAGAATGTACGGATCTGTTTGTTGTTGTCAACTGAGAGGCCACTTCTTGATACGAGAATATCACCAACGTTTCCACCCATATAAGCTCCGATACATGGAGCCTCAATGTAATGACCGCCGATAGGAAGTGTACTCATCCATAAAACAGGATAGCCTGCCTGAGCATCATCCTTGACCAAATAGTACAACCTAGGACCCCAGAACATAATATGTCCCTTTGACTGTGTTACTGTTGTGCCGTCAGCAAACTTATTCTTATTGGTCTTTGACAATTTAGCCATCAGACCAGCATTAGTAAGCTGATACAAACCACATTGTTCCTCATACTGTTCAAACATAGCAGTATTTCCAATTCTTCCCCAGTTAGGAGACGATTGTATCTTCTGTTTAAGAGGAACACCCCAGGCGTAAAGCGCCAAGTTAAGGTCGCCAGACTGAATTGACTTAGTGAAGTTCTCCAAAGTAATTCTTCTAGGACTTCCGCCAACCTCTACAATAATAGAGTTGGTCTTCATAATAGAGTTGACTGAATCAACTGAACCTAAATTCTTTGCCATATAGTGATTAATTAATTATTAAATATTCTCCCTTTTCATTAGTAAGGAGATTGTTCTTTTCATCAGTAGCGTACTCATAAGCTGGCTTTTGGTCATACTCAAAGTAAACTCTCATCAGGTCATAATCATTCTCTCCAAGACCAGTCTCAGCTATTGGGAATAGAGCTTCATCACCTTCATTCCAGGTCTTTACTGTTTTTGGCGAGCCAACAATTGATGAATCATTTGCTTCTGTATGCCACACCATCTGCAAAATATTCTCAGGACATTCAACCTTATTGCCATTGCCGTCATGTACCAATGCCTTATGGTATCTCATAGTGTCACCGTAAGAAATGGTAGTGCCATTCATTGGTCGGCAAATGAACTCTGAATACTCTCTATACACGACAAAAGACTTGGTGGCTATCACCTTTCCGCTTACAATCAGCTTGATAAGATAGTCCTGTTTCTCTATCAATCTCAAATCAAGCACTATTTGAGTTTTTGATATTGAGATAAGCTCATTGGCTCCTGGTGTCAGATTAATACCTGCACCTACTCGCCAAAGCTGTAATGAGTAGCTGTCTTCAGGAGCCTTTTTCTTGCCCTTGAATACATCTACAGGAATAGTTCTTTCATACTGACTGCCATTGTAGCAATTAACTCTTGTCCCAAGCTGTGAAGTATCCTTTCCGTGAGACGTCATGTAATCAAACAGTAGCAGCTTGTCAAATAGAGGGTTGTATTTGATATGAGTATCTTCCGCAATGCCTATGCTGTATGAGTCTTCACCTTTATTAATAGTAGACAAAACTATCTCATCTGTTTCAATGTCATAATTCGCATTGAGTCGTGGGTCATACAGTTTTGCTACGAACTTTAAGGACAGTTTTGTGTTGGCTGGAAGGTCCTTATAGATGCTGATTGCTCCGCGATAAGAAGATTGAGTTTCGTCAATTTCATACTTTGGATTAGCAGGGTCTGAAGATTGCCAATCAGTGAATGTAGAAATATCCACCCAGTTATTCTTCCCTGTTCCAGCAACTAGCCATTTCATTTCTGTCAAGAACTCATTGCTGCTCATTGTGTCCCAAGAACCATCATTCGCCCAGGCATTAATACTAGGACGAATGACACATGGCGTTACCTCTCTTGTGGGCTCTGTTTGGTTTGTTGCTTCATTGAATATCTGTGTAACTGGACTGTTAGGAGTCATAACTTCCAAGTTGTAGCTGAGATTCAACGGAGCGTAAACTCTTTTAATAATTTCTTCTTGACTTCTCATTAACTTAAATATTTAATGTTACAGTAAGATCAAGCGTCACCTCAACTTCAGCACCGCCGCCACCGTTCTTGTCAATATCATCAACAGTAATAGAGATACTGCTAGTCTTTGAATTTTTGATGGATTCCCAGGTGTCTTTTCTTCTAATGTCCCAGTCATACTGAGGGTTTCCAACAATTTGGCTTTGAGCGACTTGCTTACCAGTAGTAACATTAACGAGTGTAGCAGTAGCTGTAGCTGGTTTGCCTTCATCAGGAAGTCTATCAAGACTGATTTTTGCCTGGAATAAATCGGTGTTGTCCTCAAATGTAAGTCCGGCACGGAATACACAAGTTGAACTGCCAGTAAGATAGAACTCCGCAATGATGAGAGATTGAGTATTAACTAAATCTTTCGTAATTACAAATGTCTTTCCATCCTTACCACTTTGATATTTTTTACCGACGTACCATTTACATGTGTAGTCATTGACATCTCCATTTGCATTATACAATGTAGATGAAATTGTTGTTTCTGAAACATCATTCCCATTTCCATCTTTACCAAGAAGCTGTGTAGGAGCTGTAATACCTCCGCCAAATCCAGAAGAACCAAGTTTTTGAATAACAATATTCACATCTTTCTTGATTTCCAGAAAATTCTTTCCAACAGAAGCGGTTCCCTTATACGTCAATGTATCTGTAGAAGGATGGTCTTTTGATGCGAGATTGGCGATAATCTGAAGAGCACCGTCACTTTCACGCTTTTTGAATCTAGGCTTAGTGGCGTTTTCTACATACCATCCGTTCTCTACGTTTTTCCAAACTATATCAGCACCGTTATACTGCCAATTATGATTTGACAATGTGATTTTGTTGCCACGAGCCGATGTCACTTCAGGAAGAAGCAATGGCTGAATAGCGCCTGCCCTTTCCCAGTCTGGAACAACATTGTTAGAAGATTCGTCATATCCCTGGAACAATGGTACAGCGTTAACATTTTTGATATTAATGTAAATCGTGTCACCATTGACAATTTTTCTGACAGGAATACTCGAACTAATATTAAATACTTTATTAGCCATTATCTAAATATGTTAATTATTTTACGAATCGAAGGGCTGTGTTTAAATCAACAATTTCTGCATTTACATTCTTTGCTTTTTCTTCAAGAGTCTCACCTTCTGCCTTTGAAAAGGTAAGCTCATTCTCGTTAATGATCATAAACACGCCGTTACATCTGTGAAACTCACAAGAGATTCCTATGAGGGCTGCATCAGTTTTTTTAATGATTGCGTATTTCATTCTTTATCTTTTTACAGTTATTGACCTACCTGTTATTGGAGCATTACCATTTCCGTATGCTGTAACAGTGAATGTTACCAAATCAGCAGAGCCAAGGTCATTTTCAGAATCAGTCCAGACTAAATCTATAGTACCATTAAAGTTCTTTACCTTTTCCTTAGTTGCCCAAACTGCATCAGCATTTGAATCTCCACTAGATCGAGTAATAGTCCAAAGCTCTACCTCATCAGACTTATCAATATCACCGAACATCAGACTGCAATTAAGCGTATGCGTTTCGCCCTTTCCAAATCCAGCACCAAGATCACTCTGAATATCAACTCTGTATCTGATGATGGACTTCAAGATTGCCAACTGGTCATTCAGTTCCTTGATTTTGTCTGTCAAGTCGCCAAATTGCAGACTTCTGTTATAAAGCTCAACATTGTCCACAATACACGTCCAATAACTCTTATTCGCAAATGCAATAACTCCTGTCTCTTCATTGACAGAAAGAGGTGGTAAACCACTGAAGTTATTGGTATTCGCTGAGAATATACAAGACTTGTAGCAGACACGGTTTTGCATATAGTATGTAGCATTATTGTCGTACATACCCCTATATGTCGGTATTGAACCGATTGCAATTACTTTTGTCGTACTCATTGCTTATGTTTTATTAATTAATAATCTTCCTCGCTGTTGGTCTAAGCTGACGCTCTGTATGTTTGAGTTTGATGATATGTGTGCAAGTAGTCTACCGGTTATAGGGTCGTGAACCAGGCACAACATATCCTTGACAACATCATTATTAACATTCAATCTGAAAACGCCTCTTGACTTCGACTCCAGCTCCTGTGCATGGAGAGTGTAGAATACTTTGCACTTTTTCAATACAATTCCACATTCATCATATCGCGTATCAAAAACTTGTACGGAAACCTTAGAGTATAATGACTCGTCTTTTATAAGTGTTCCGTCAAATTCCTGGTCTTCTGCTGTAAGGACAAATGGAGTGTTTACGCTAATTACTTCACCGCTTTCCTGATTCTGGGATTGAGCTTCCCATCTAAAGCCATTAAGCATGATGAGGTCTCCTGGATATAACATTCCTGAAACAACAACATAATTAGGAGCATCATACCCCTTGAAGTATGACTTATTACTTTCATTGTAGAAAGAGAATGTTTTGTCATTCAGTGTATTGTCATTGACTATATCCATAGAAACACTGCCAAGAGTGAAGATTCCATATATATTCTCCAAATCAGCAAACTCTTTGAAAATATCTTCTGGAGACACGTCTTCTGTCAACTTCAATGTTTCACGGATAAACTCATCACTTGCATTCAGCACTATATCTAAATCCAAGTCTTCAATATTCCCAGATATATCTTCTTCAAGATCGGCAGACTGTGTAATCTTCAAATCCCCTGTGTCAGGATCAAACTCAGCAGAAGATATAGGTGTATTGTTATTTTCAAACTCCTTTGCAAGTTTTTCTGCCAGGTCCGAATTAGCCACAACACTATTGATGTAGTCAGTTATTCCAACTCCAGAAAGTGGGAATCTGTAGTTTTTGCCTGGCGCACACAATGAAAGTAGCTTGGCAGACTGGTCACTTGAATTGCCAAAGTCAATATCTGATGAAGACATAGAATATAACTCTGCAATGATGTTGTCAGTCTTTCGAGTCACAATTTTAAATTCTCCATTGATGTTGATGATTGGTAACTGGCAAGCGCCTATATCTGTAAGTTCACAGCTTCCATTCTTATAGGTCTTTACAGACAGAATATTTGGAATCGGTATGATAGAACTGTCCAGATTCTGATAAATGCCATTGTTGTCAATTAAGAAACGAATGAAAAAATATCGGGTATCTGGACAGTATGTTGCCTTGAAATTGCATTCAAATATATCGTTTTCATCATATCTCAGTGAGTTTTGATACATAGACGGAATGATGATATTCAAGTATAGAACACCATCATTGTCTCCATCAAGTATGTTTCCCCACTTCGATGTGAAGCATAAGTTGTCGGCACTCAGCCCCTTTTCGAGCTGAATGTCGCCAACATCAATATTTAACAACAAGTCTTTTGCCATTACTTTTATTTAGAAATAATAGTCAGAAAGCAAAAGAAAAAGTTAGTGGTTAGCTTAATTTTACACTTTTCGACATCATTTTTTCTATTTCTGAAGCCATTGCTCCAATTTGCGGAGCCGTATCTAGGGGTGCGCCCTGGGATGGGACCTTACCAGTTTCTAGATATTTGCATAGCTTTTTAAGGAATGAACACAGTTCCTTGTATCTAACCGCATTACTTTCATTTCCATTGAGTTCCAATCCGTCGGTTGCAATTTTGATATAGGATTCGCCCTTTTTGTTTGCAACAGAGTGTCTGATGTTCTGAGAGTCATAATGAGAAATGGATTTATTACCAGTCTCATCAAGCTCATCATAGTCTTTTTCAAGACCATTATCAGTTTCCTTAATCGGTTCTCTTTCCATCACACCTATGTTAATCTCTTCACATGACTGTATCTGAACAATCTTAACGTGGGAATACATCAGAACATATTCTTCCAAAGACGATGGCTCCTGTACGATGATAACATCTGAGTAGAGTTGTGGAATGATTCTGTAACCATCTTTGTTATTCTGAATGGCGGAGATAAGTACACCCTCATGGAAGCCTGCGCCAACTTCTCCTTCATTCTCATCGTAATTGTATTCCTGGACATCTATGGTGCCACGGAGAGATACATTTTCATCATCATCTCCGTGGATTGCACAGACATAACCCAGAATCTTGGAAGTTCCGAATATAGAACCGTTCTGATCCATTAAACCACGAAAAGCCATGTTTCTGACATTTTTTGCGATGTCTGACTTGTACTTGTCAAGCTTTCCTATCATTTCATCCATTGCAGTAAGTATTAATCGTTATCATCAATGTATCTGATAGCCCCAGTGTAATCAAGAATCTTATATGGAAGCTTCAGTTCTCTTCTGTAGCCGTTCATGCCGAATGTAGTAGTTACAGATTCGACAAGATAAATTCCAATCTTCTCTGGTTGTCTGGCATCAAGAAGAAGCACGCATTCACTAGGGCTTATCTCTCTATCTCCAAAGACCGTGATGGTTCCGGATATTCCTGTAGCTCCATATCTCTTGAAATAAGCTTTTGCCTCATTCTTCAACTCCTTCATGGTGATGTTTCTGTTTGGAGAGATATACGGAATGATAGTGTAATTTTCAAGCTGAGAGTAATTCTTATTCTTTGGAGTAGCATTTGTACCGCCGACTTTCTTTCCCACCTTCTTGGGCTGGTAGATGTGCTCATTGGAAAACATAAAGCCATCTTCCGCGCCTTCTTCATCAGCTTGTGCTCTTCTTAATGTAACTCTCATCAGGTGATTACTGCCATCATCCTTGCTATGAAACCATGCCTGTGCCTTGACCGCCAGGAAGTTCTTGTCTATTCTGGATATAGTCAACCCATCCACGGCGACATCCCAGTCAAACTGTATAACGCTGATATTGTTGTTTTTACTGTAAGATACATAAGACTTGTTTTTATCTTGTGATATGCCAGAATACAAGACTCTGGCAATGCGCAAATACTTTCCGTTAGGTTCAATGAAGCAAGTCAAACCGCACTTAGACAACTCGCTACAGACATCAGCTACAGTAATATTAGTTGACATATTTATCTTACCAACATTGATATCCATTTCTGATGTGTCTGGTGAGAGCTCTATGCCAGTGCCTTTAAGTAAGTCAAATTTACCACCGCTCTTGAATAAGTCATTGATGGTATAGTCTTGCTTGGCTATGATGTTCGGACACCGTACTTTCTTTAGCTTTGAACCCATACCTTCACAAGTAATGACCAATGGAGAAGAAACTGAGCAGCCAGTTACAAACCCTCTGAAGCATACGCTAAGTCCTAGATTTTCACCTCTTCTAGCTCTTGCAAATACATCATCATTAGGATCGTCTGGTTGAGTCCCGTCATTAGCAAACCATCCCAGTTTAATCTCTACACGGTTTCCTATGGCAAAGTCATTCTTGTCAATAAGCTGTTCGTTCTTCTCCTTTTTCATTTCCACAAATCCCATATCTGGACGTATGCCATCAATGCTGAGTGTAGAAACTCCATCCTTGTCAACAGAAGAGCCTTCCTGTGAAATCTGTCCATTCTCTGTAGCAGAGGACATCTTTGTCTCAGCAGCTTCTTTTGACATATTTCCTGTCTTGACTGATTTGTTTACACCTTTCTGGATAGTTCTTGCAATAACAGCACCTCTAGGAATTGTTATTGTCGCTGTACTTACGAGGTTCTTATAAGAGTCGTTTATCTCTATATTTGACACTTCAGTAAACAATGCAGCATCAGCCGGCGCATCTGAGTTGTCAGATTGTTTGGCTTCCCAGACACGAATCTGACACACCAATACGTTCACAACATCATCAGAAGCTTTGCCGTGGAACGTATATTGGTTATTTGAGTCTTTCCATTTTCCCATAATTCAATTTTTAAAGTGAGTTCTCTAAAATGCCGCTGGCCATAGATAAGCCCTGGGAAGCAATGTCTTCAGAAGCTTTCTTCAAGCCATTGACTCTATCATCGAGTATCTTCTGCCATGGTGACTTCTCTTTCTCCTCGCTCATAATCACACTGTCAATAGTCGTGATTGTATCGCGGCTTACCTTGGTTTCAATGTCAGGCTGCAATCCTATCGCCGAGAATGTGTATTCCTGGATGTTCTTGTAGCCTGTCTTCTGCGGCATATTGAAGTTCTGTATCAGTATTCTGTCTATGCCAAATTGAGAAAGTATCTGGCTGTTGACCTTGACGGCTCCCTTGTACTTCATTATCTGAATGAATTTCTGAAAATCATCTGTCGGGTACACGTCAGCCAAGAAACTGTTCAATCTGCCTGTGACGGAAATATTGATGTCTCCATTAGATATTAGTTCTTTTCTGGAATAGTCTCTGCCATTTACCTTTGTGGCGATGATGTTCTTTTCAGAACTTACCGTAACGATAGCTGTGCAATCCCACCACACCAACGTGTCTGTACTGAAGCTGTTGTCGTTGTAGCCATCAGTATTCGGACTATCATCTTGCCAACGCTGCTTAAACTCAACAGGATTCTTCAATGGTATGGCAAGCATAACGGAATCAACACAGCGGTTGCCGTACATATCGGTAGCAACCACTACATTCTTCCCGTTGTTTACTTTCATCACGCCATACTTAGCCTTCATAATGTTGTTATTCTGGTACTGGTAGGCATCGTCAACCATATTGCCATTCTCGATGAGCTTCTGGGTATTGCTTGTATGTTTAGCCAATTTTCCGTCCTTAAACAGCAACTTATGATAAGCTGACAAAGCCTCGTCAGTCAGGACTTTTGCTGCCTGACCGACTAAGGATTTTGTAAGTACTTTTATGATGGATCCACCCATCTTTTCGTTATAGTAAAATCTGACTTCGCCACTTTTGAAGCCACCGTTGAGTAAGCCCTTGTTAAGCTTATCAACGACAGCACCTTGAATCTGTGCAGAAGCTCCATCAAATATCTTCAAACCTAAATTATTGAACAAACTTCCCATTGTCTATATTATTAAATTAACCATTGTAGCCGTACTCTCGCTTGTCATTACTTGCCAATGCTGAAGCCATTGTAGCTGTATTAGCCCAGCCCTCTGCAATAGCAGCGACAACCAAATCAACAATCTTCTGCTTATCAGCATCCAGGAACTGGAACTTGTCGAAGTTGACCAGCTTGTCCATGGTGATGTTGATCTGAGTAGGACGCGCATTAACTCCAGCGTATCTGTTTCTGCCAAGATGGTCATTGACATTCTTGGCATCATCAGCAAGAGGAGAGTTGTAAGTACCGCCGCCAGTTGAAGACGAGCCATTAGCTGCATTGTTGAACGCTTTCTGTTGGTTTTTGATAGCCTTCATGCTCTTATCGTGAGCACGTTTTGCTTCATCGGCTCTCATAACTGCAAGCGTGTTTCGGATGGTCATTCTTTCCGTACCGCCAGCTCCACCGTTCATTGTCCATAAACCATTATTAACTTCATCTTCAAGTCTTTGACCAGAATATCCCTTTACTTTTGAATAAAAGTATCTTGCATCAGCCTTTGATACAACTCTATGTTTATTCTGCTCCATATAGAACTTTCTCCAATCTTTATAGTAGTTTCCTACCAGTCCATTGTTAACCATCTCTCCATAAGCTTGACCCATGATTTTGAGGTAATTATACATAGTGTCTTTAAAAGTCTTATTGAACTTTCTTATCTGATTTACGACATTCTGCCACTGAATAAGTCCTGAAGTTGGATCGAACTTTATTTGAACAGCGTGACCAGCAGCATCTATAGTAGTCTGCATACCACCAATGACATGATGAATAGCATTCCACCATTCACTAGAGTACTTTCTTACTCCACTCTTCAACTTGTCAATGCCGGCGTAATAGCCACTCAGAGTATTCTGTTCGCCTCTGATTTCTGCCATAAGTTGGTTGTACATACCGATGTGGTATTGCTGGAACTTGGACCAGTCAGCCTGTTTTGTCAGAGTGTTTGGATTGCCTGTAAATCTAGGAATCTTGTTGATAGCATCTTCCGTCAACCCATTTCTGGACATGATTCCCATAGCAGCTTCCATGTACTTCTCATTACTTAGCTTGCCATTGCTGAGTTTTTCTCTGAGACCTATAATCTTATCTCTGATACCAGCTGCCTTACGGCTATTAGCACCTTCCATATAAAGAGTACTAAGCTGGAAAAGAGACTGACTATTAGCTAAGTCTTTCTTGTTGGCTTCTTGCCATTGACGATTGTTTGGACTTTCAAATGACTTTCTATTAGGATTGCTCTTCAATCTATTGCGAAGCTCATTTACGTTTTTGAGCATAGATTCCTTAGAGAACAACTTATAGTCCTTTCCGAACAACTCCTTATTCGGCTCAATGAAAGCGTTTCGCCAAGCATTAACACCCAACTCAGCATTTGCCACAGCACCTGTTTTTGGATCTGGCTTAAATAGTCTGGAATCCCAAGCAACACTGTACTTTTTGTTTCTTTTCTGTACCTTAAGGCTGTTTCCAACTGATGGTATGTCAAAGTATGTCGACTTATGCCCCTTGTTTCCGTAGTCTATAACACCCATGTTAGACGTAGAATAAGTGTTTGTCACCAACTTATTCGTAAGTCTTTCAGTTGCTTCCGCCTGTTCCTTGAATTTCTTGTGAGCAATATATGCAGCAGTTCCTAATGCTGTGATAGCCGATACAGTCAATCCAATAGGACTTGCAAGCATACCAGCAAATTTTGCCAATGAGCCTATTACAGAGAAGAATCCACTACGTAAAGACTTAAAGAATCCTGAAATAGAACCTCCAATAGCGGCAAGTGATAAGGCGTTCTCTTTTCCATATTTGAATCCATATTTAAGAAGTGATCCGCCACTTCTTTTAAGTCTAGCAGCGCGATACATAAGTGCATTATTTCGCACCTGCCTCATTCTTCTGGCTTTACTTGCCATTTCTAATTCCTTGTTTCTTTGTGCGAAATATTTATCAACGACTGGTATATTGCCCTTATGATAAAAGCTTGAATAACGCAAACGAGTCATTAATGCTAAATTAGCAATCTGATCTTCTCGTCTCATCTTCCTATACTCCGCATATCGTCTAGTAGCTTCATTATCGACCCCAGGGTATCTTCTGTTGTATCTATACAAAAGCCCGATGTTGCTTAACTGGTCATAAGTTCTAGCCCGTGACAATTTCTTATTTCTGAGAAGATTATCACTTTGCAAATTCCTCATCTCAGCGTTAATCGCATCTACTTTAGCGTAGGCCATCTGCATAGCTTTTCTTTGATGCGGGTGCGCCATGTATATTTTAGACATTGCTTGTTTATTCTGCATAAACTCATTAAGATGTTTAACATCTTCCTTATTATTTGGGTTAAATGCAGATAGTCCTGTAAAGATAAATGGGTTTACAGCTTCTCTGGCAAGACTTCCTGGCTTTTGAATAGAGTTTCTAAGTCTATTACCCTTCATCTCATACAGCATCTTTTTCTTACTCAATTCATCCATTTTTGCTGTATAAACTGAGTATGGAGTATATGCAGACAAATAGGCAGCTGTTTGCGCTGATGGCCCCAACCGCTTCAACATTGTGGTCCTGGAAGTATAATTTGAAGCGGAAACTCCATTAGTTACAGCCCCAATAACACTTGCGGTAACAGCAGCTTTCTTCAATGCTGCCCCACCAGACAATGCTCCTACAAAGTCTAATGCAAGGTTCTTCAGACCTCCAAAAACATTGACAAGAGACATAATAGGCTTTGTTAAAAGACCAACCTGTGATAATGCAAATTGAGTGGCGACAACCACTTTTATCACACCGCTAAATCTATTATACACTTCCATCCATATTTTAGCAAACGCGCCAAATAATGACATTAAATCTTTAAGCATGCTAAACGCACTTTTTAGATTTTCTATCGCTTCTCTGGAACTGAAGTAATCACGAACTGCCTTAATCATGTCTTTAATATCATTCTGGAACTGCTCGAACACTTTTAGGTTAGCTTCTGTAAACGCTGATGTCATTTGCGCCCAGAGACCCTTAACAGTGTTTTGCTTCTCTAAAGAGATTTCTTCAGATATTCCACTGGCCATTCTGTTCTGTGCCGCAAGCTTCTTAACACCAGCAATATTCTCCATGATGGAACCAGCACCGGCAGAAGCAGTAACTCGGAACAGATTAGATACAACATCAGCCATAGGAAGTTTCTTAGCAACCACGGCATCTTCCACGTCAGAGAGAATGTCAATCATGTTTCTGAGATTTCCGCTCTTGTCTCGTGTAGCAACTCCCAGCTTCTTCCACAAAGCAGCTTGCTTCTTATTTGGGTTAAGAGTGTTCTGCATCATCATACGTAAAGTAGTACCAGCCATAGAAGCCTGAATACCACTATTACCCATGATACCGACCATTGCCAACGTATCATTCAAGTCCATACCTGCCATGTGAGCCATAGGAGCCGCATACTGCATAGACTCTGCCAACATCATCATGTCAGTATTTGTCTTGGTAAATGTGTTGGTCAAAGCATCAGCCATGTGACGCATCTGGTTAGGGCGTAACTTAAATGCAGTCTGGATGTTAGTGATCTTATCAGCAACCTCACCGAAATCATTATCACCAATCACAGCTACGTCAGCAATAGGTGAAACAGAAGCCTTAATATCCGGAATCTGTAAACCAGCCATAGCCATGAATCGTGTAGCATCAGCAGCCTGAGGAGCCGTAAACTTGGTTCTCTTGGCTACACTTCTAACCTCGTTGGCCATACTGTTGTAGTCATAATCGAAGTTCTTGCCGTGATAGCCGTTCTTCAAGATAGCTTTGGCAGTCTCCATGGTGTTCTGATATTCCATAGCTTCGGTAAGACCGCCTGTCACCAGATTCATTGCACCACCGACACCATACATAACACCCATACCCTTCGCCATATCAAGAGCAACTGGTGTAGAAGCTCCAAGAGAGACGTTACCAGTCAATGGGTACATGTGCTTTCTGAGTCTATCAACTATTCCAGGTCTATTAGCCTGAGACATTCTACTCATGGACGCCGTAGAAGCGGCCATACCAGTATATTCTCCTATTCTAGAACCTGTTCCCTTAGGCTGTTTTGTAACAACAGGAGCCGTGCTAGTTGAAGACTTTGTTGGCTGAGATGTGGTTGCGCCAAGCATGATATTCTGAGGACTTGCAGCCTTAATCTTCAAGAGGAGAGAATTAAGCTTCTCAACAGCACCAGTAGTATCAAGAGTAACCTTGATGGTCGGCATGCTTTTGAGAGTTGTCTTACTAAGACCAGTGAACAACTTATTCAAGTCATTCTTGATAGTAGTCGTGTCAAACTTAGCCTTAAGAGTAATAGGATTCTTTGTAGCCGTACTCTTCAAAGCTTTAATCTGTTCACGCAACTTTGTAGACAATCCAACACCATCATATTTTGCCTTGATGGTCAGATTACTCTTAGTTATCTGCTTTCTCAGTGCCGAAATTTTAGAAGTGAGCTGTTTACTAATGCCCGTTGTCTGTAACTTTGCCTTGATGGTCAGAGACGATTTCTGAGAGGTCTTTTTAAGTCCACTGATGGCAGTAGTAAGACTTCCTGACAACCCCTTTGTATCAATAACTGTCTTCAATATGATAGGAGCCTTTCCGCCCTTTTCTTGAAGAGTTTTAAGTACTGTATCAAACTCAGCTACCGCGGTAGAACCGTCAACAGCTATCTTTGTAGTTGCTGTTTTCTTTTTCTGAGTGCTCTCATCATACTTTTTAGCAGCTTCAGCTATCTTGTCAAGCCCACTAAATTTAGCCTTTGACATTCTCGCTCTCGTTGAGTTGATAGAAGAAAGACTGGTCTTGATGGAGTTAAGAGAAGCTACTGTTCCATCTGGGATTTTGACATTTATGGCTATATCAATAGGAGCCTTTGGAATTGACGCTAAAGCAGCTGAAAGTTTTTGCAATGACTCTATTTGGCCTTTGAAATTTCCACTAATGGAAATATTAAATGGCTTTGAAGTTGCGGCTTTTGCTCCATTTGCAGAAGTTGTAATTTGTTCAACAACTTCTTTTGTTGGATTTTTCCTCCACTCTTTTAATTTTTGAGCATAGTCATTCCTTAACTTCTTCGCATCTTCTATCTTCTTTTTAACGTCAACAAGCTTTTTATCAATATTCTTAATTGCGTCAGGATCGTAATTTTCTGTTAAATTTTCGTTATAAGCGTCTCTTGCACCAATATTTCTACGTAACTCATCTTCTACTGATTTTGTTGCAAGATTTTTTTTCTTACGTTGCTCTAAAATACGCTTTAGCAACTCAACTTTTTCAGCAAATGGATTCTTAATGCTTCCAGTTGCATTCTTGTATTGCTCATTTAAATTTTGCTGCTCTTTAATCAACTTATGAAAGCCTGAATTAGAAAGCATCTTCTTATCTGCAACAGGCTTTTTAACGGGGACCTTTTTGACTACATTACTAATTCTTTCCTGAGTCTGCTGTACTCCATTAACCATAGAGTTGATAGCATTCAGTGCTGGCTGAATCTCTTTCAACATCTCAGGAGATACACCAAGTGTACGCTCCAAGAACCCAGCACCCTTATTGAATGCTGTCTTGGAAGCTACGTCGCCGAACTTCTTTGCATTTTTTGCCTTAGCGTCTTCTAAAAGTCTATTAAGATTAGCACTCTCAGCTTCAAGACCCTTAATGTAGTCATTAATTCTTGTCTTGGTGTCTCCACCAGCAAGTTTCCAAGCACCGTCAGATTTAGTAAGAATATTACCTAATCCAGCTTTCTTGAAGTAATCGGCAGCTCTCTGATTGTAGTCGATGCCGGCATCAGCAAACTCTTTGACAGCAGCTTCACCTCTAAGCCTTGCCTTTTCACTTTTAGAGTATTTGTCATTAACGGCATTGAGAAGTCTTATTTTCTGCTGGAGTTGCTTTAAATCCGATTCCCTTTCTGACATAGCAGTCTTCCAGTTACCAGTACCAAGCATATCATTGATTCTGCGATGGTCTTTTGCGGAACCGGACAATGCAGATTCAAGACTAGCTCTCATTCTCATAGAACTAGCCTTAACATTGGCTTCCATAGTGGCCAAGGCATCAGCAAACGATCTGGTGTCAACTATCGGTGTTACCTTAAAGCTGGAGAACGTCTGCTTAAACTCATTAGCTGCATTTTTGAGTTCCTGCATACTTTTTCTTGCAGCTTCTACTTGTTCTGCGAATTGTCTAATAGGAGAAACCAGATTCTGGAATCCCCTTACCGCTTCGCTGGTTGTTGCCGTGATGTCATAATTGACTTGATAATTTCTTGTTGGCATTGTTTATAAATTTACAGTTACTTTATAAATAGTAGTTTATATCTCATAAGAATCTTTCATATTAATGATTTCTGATGAGCCAGCTGGGATAATTGAAGCTGATACTGAGAGGGTTCTGTCATTGATCACGTCAGAGTTTTTTTCATCAATATAAATGCTTCTTCCTTGAATTTGCTGCTGCCCCTGCTTGTTAACCATAACAGAGTCTATACTTTTCAGAATATCAGACACTATGCTTGAAGCATCTACTGAATCTATCAGACCTGTGGAAGGGTCAACTGCAACGTCAGAGTTTACATGCCTCAGAAGTGCGTATTTAATCGCTCTTCTACATTTACCGATAACTCTGTTGTTTGCAATGCTGCGGTAATCTCCAAGTGTGAGAGTCTGGTCATTGCAAAGGTATACTTGACCCTCTTTTGCCTGGTAGCCTATAGGAATGATATATCCTTTTTGACAGATGATGTTCTTTCTTACTTTGTTGATTGTTTCCATAAGAGTAAATTGGCTATTACCACTCAGGGCTATTTTACCAAAGCCTAACTCTGGAGAAAGTAAATCGTCGTTCTTGTTTAAATCAAAGTCTTTCACAAATGCAATACTCATCTCAGCCGGTGCTAAGTACAAGCATGCCATGCAGTAGCCGAGCAATCCGAAAGGTGCATAGTTCACATTCTTCAGCTGACGATTATGGATATTGTCGGCTCCATTCTGCCCAAGCACCACAGAAATGTATCTGAAATCAAGAGAAGAAGCGTCTGGAAGCATATTGTAATCAACAACCTTTTCTTGTGAATTGTCGTTTTCAAGAATAGAGGTTCCGGCATTCAGAACCACACTCATTGGAAAAGAGTCGAAGTTGTTCAACTCATTTGTATTGTACTGAATGTTCGCTAATAATGACGTGAAGCCGTAAGAGCCATCAGTATTCTTCTTCCACAAGTTATATTCAGTCCAAATGCCGACTTGGAATATCTTCCCGTTGGTTTGTCTCTGAATATCTTCAAGAATCTTATAGTCTGGCATGTAGTTGGTTACACACTTAGAGAACACGATGTAAATAGGAGCATCAGCACCTATATAATTGTAGAACTTGGAGATATGATAGTATGGAACACCGTTCATAAAATCATTATCCACAAGACCGAAATCGCCAGCTTCTTTAAGATTATTTATTAAGACAACTTGATTATTGCCGAATGATTGCTTCAGCAATGAGTAGTTGTCAAAAGCGTCTGGGCGCAATCCATAGTCAAACAGCATACAGCTGACATTTTCATCGAATGAGAAAGCATCAACATCTTTTTTGACTGTTGTTAATGTTACACTACTAAGTCCACTCATTGTTATTCGTATTATATTAAAACAAAATGGGGTAACGGATTGAGTCTCCATTACCCCATTTAAGGCTTTTGTTCATTTATTTGCCGTCAGCCCCTCCTCCCATCATAGAAGCCATATTTGCAGCTTGCTGATACATCATCTGACCGTGCATCCAAACTGCATTCTCAGCCCACATCATAAACTCGTCTGCACTAAGTTTACTGATGTCTATGTTTGGGAAGTAATGGGCTATGAATATGACGCGTTGTCTGAAGGAATCACTATCCTTTACTTTCCAACGCTCTGAAGCTTTACCACTTCACCGCTACGGCTCTGAACGATTGGGGTGAGCTGATTCATGGTACCGAAGACGAACAGGTCCTCATCGTTCACCAACTCAGCGTCACCGTCGATGATAGTGTTCTGTGCGAGAATCATTGAAGCCTGGACCTCATCATTCTGCACGGTAGCCATAAAGCGAGCATAGGTAGCCATATCTGGACGTTTGAAGTATGCAACGTAGAGAGGCTTAGAATCGCCCTCCTCGCCCATAACTACGACTGGGAATACCTTCTTAAGGTTCTGCTGCTGCATGATCTGACGAGCCTTCTCCTCAATCTGCTTGCGGACATCATCAACAAGAACGAGCTTTGCAACGCCCTTCTCATCAGTTACCTTCTTGAAATACTCCTTCTTCTCCTGTGCGGCACTGTTCTGCGCTGCGCCAAAATTAATGTTTTCTTCCATAATTTCTTATAATTAAATGGTTATACTTTGTTCGTATCAATATATAATAGTAGTTTTTTGAAAATTGAGTAAAATGAAAGAGGGCATTGCCGTAGCAACACCCTCAAACGATTTCCGAACAAATAATAAACCATCACTATTTTGCGTACATCTCGAAGCTCCAACTTGCAGAAGCCTGAGCTGCTGCATTGTAGATTCGGAACGGATTGAGGTTGAATGTGTTGGAAATTGAGGTATCACCCTGCTTTGCACTCATTCCACCCTCTGAAATCAAACACTGCTTGATGGTAATCACCTCGGCATCAAGGTTAGAAGCCAAATCGTTAGTGAAGCTAACAATAAGGTCAAAGTCACCAAGTCCCATAAGTGTACCGTTGACAGACTTCTTGCGAAGAGTCATCTGGGTTGCCAATGGAAGGTCGATGCTTGCAGTGTACTCGACATTGCCAAAGCCACGGCTTCTAGGCTGTCCACCCAAGCCGTAAATCATTTCCTGATTACGCTTGGTGTTCCACTCAATGCCAGTGCAATCAATCAAGAGACCATTCTCACCGCCCTGGTCGCCTGTGATAGAGCTTTTGAGCTGAATCATGGACCAAGAGCAAGCAACGTTGTTAATTGATACTTTTCCTGCCATTATATTATAAAATTTAATTATTCAACATTATGCTGTGATAGACTTCACGAAGCCCTCAGAGCAATGAATAGCACTTGTGTAACCCTTTGGCACGATGTCGTAGCTGATGATGAACTGATCATCATTCAGGATGTCCTGTTCACCGTCAATATTAACCTGACGGCCACTAATCTGACTTGTGGTAGTACCTGGGTCAACCATATTCTTGTCAAGAGCGTCATACACAGCGTTCTGGATAGTTGTGACATCTGCATCGGTTAGATAACCTGTGCTAGTGTCCACAAAGAAATCCTGTTTAACGAGTGGAAGCAAGTTAAGACGGACCACTCGACGAGTCTTGTGAATTGTACGGCAACGTGTCAGGCTGCGATAATCACCAGTAGTAAGGGTCTGATCGTCAGAGATAAATACACCGTTCTCAAAGCCATCGTAGTTCATCAAGAAATTGTAGCACTTCTGATGAGTCGTGTTACGAAGCTGGTAGCGGATAGTCTTGATGTTATTGAAAGAGACAGTATCTGCAAAGGCAGTCTTGCCTGTGTTCAATGTAAGGTCGCCAAAACCAAACTCGCACTCAGTCATAACTGAATTAAGATTGAAGTTAGTGTTACCGATATTCACCTCTACAGGGGCAACTGCAAGGCAAGCAAGTACAGCACCGACACAGCCAACCTGCACATAGTGTGGGGTCTCGGCGTTCTTCTTAATCATCTCCAGCTGAATCTTATGAACCTCATCAGTAGAAGCCTGTCCGAGCATGATAGATACCTTAGGCATATCAAGTGTAGACAAGTCTGGAAGCTTTGTAATATCACATACAGCTTCATCAATAGGTGGAGCGGTTAGAATCACGTTCAATGGCTGATTGCCATCGTAGTTAGTTGTGCCTATCTTACCGCCAAGGATTTCTGCCTGTGTCTGCAATTTAGAGAGCAATGATGCATTCTCTACAGTGTAATCGCCGCTCTTACCATTCTTAGCAAAGGCATTACCGGTCCATAAACCAACCTGATAGATGAGACCGCCAGATGCGAGCTGCAACTTCTCAATAGCAGAGTAATTAGCATCAGTTGTAGAGTCCATGAAAGCGAGGAACAAACGCTGATTGTTTCCAGCCAATGTGAAGAATGTACTGAGGTGGTAGTAAGGAAGGCCACACATCTGTGTCTCGTCAATACCAGCCTTCTTCACGTCTTCAAGTGAATTAAGCTCTACGACATTGCCGTTTGCAAAATTCTTAGCTGCATCACCAGTCAGAACACTGGCAATACCACCGAATACACTAGTGTCAAAAATAAGACCGCATACGAACTCAGAACTTGCAAGTGTACCCTTACCCATCTGGCCGTCCTTATCTGTCATAAAGACACCGCCTAAATTTCTGTTATTTGGCATTGTTGTAAAATATTAGTTAATTTTGATATAATTCGTTCTCGACAAGAACAGCATCTCCCATAATACCCTTTGGAGTACCGACTGTATAAACAAAGCCTTTGCTATTCACATAGAACTTCTTATACTGTGGGTTAAGCTTCTTTGCCTTTAAAATAACCGCATCAGAAACAGTAGACTTGGTATTGCCCTCTGTTTCTGGGTCTTGCTGTGGGGCGTTAGCCTTTTTGCCTTTTTTAGCTGGGGTTGACTCTTTTTGGGTCTCACCCTCATTATTGGTATTGCCCTCTGTTTCTGGGTCTTGCTGTGGGGCGTTAGCCAAATCTTCTTTCTTTTCCTTCATAATGGTTTATTTTGTTTAATGAAGATGGGAGCTGCCCACCTTCATTAATGGTTTGACTTACTTAGTGTACTTGTAAGGCAAGTGAGCGATAATTTCAGATGGCTTAACGATGTTAACGTCAATCTTCATCAGCGCCTTGAAGAAGTACAACTCAGAGTTGTTCTGCAACTTATCACACTGGATAACGTTAATATCATCTGCCATATCAACAGACATCCACAAGTTAGAGTCGCGGCCGCTAGAGAACTTACCGATGATGATAGTGTTGTCTGGGAACGCAACCATTGGGATAATCTGCTTACCCTTAAATGTACGGGCGTTGATCTGAGTGTTATCAACATACTTGTGCTCCTTGGCGGTCAAGTACTGGTCATACATATCCCAAGTATTGTAATCCATCAGAATCTTCAGACCGGAGATAGCACGAATCTTAGGTGGAAGCTTGTGATACATGTTGTAAAGCTCTGTCTCAACAGCCTCACCGTTAGCGAATGAGCCGTTGCCAGCAAGCATAATGTCACCACTCTTCTTGTCCTCAGAATCTTCCTCGGCATTTGCATTCATGAGCATACGGGCAATAGCACCATCCCAATACTTCATCTGACCATACTCATTCTCGGCACCAATGATAGATGTACCTTCAATGCCCTCAGAATTAGCAATCTTTGTCTTCTGTGTAGCTGTAGCTGAACACCAGATAGCCTGATCAATATAAGCTTCTTTACCCTCCATGAGAAGGCGGAGCATCTTTGCCTGAACGTATGGGTCCAGCTTGCGGAATACAAGATTGTCGACTGGCTGGAATGCCTTGTAGTAACGCTCGAACTCACGTGGATTGAACTCCAGATAAATCATAAAGTCCTTAGGAGCGAGGTAACGCTCTGCGAATGAGTACTCGCCGACACTTGAATCAGGTGTAGGCTTACGGTCCTGAATAATTTTACCGAGCTTGATAGATGGCAGTGTGAGTTGCTTCTGAATCTGTGGCTCTACATGGATAAGACCCTTGGCGAAAGTATCAGTCTTCTGTGCGGTGAGAGTCAAAAGCTCTTCAAGGACTTCACCGGTATAATTAGTTTCGCCAGCACCAAAATTAAATGTTGCCATTATTTCTTCTTTTAATAGTTAATTTACTTAGTTATTGATTACTTGTTATCCCAAGTAGTAAACTTGAAATCCTTGCCAACAGAATCCTCAATCTTCTTGGCGTACTCCTGCTCTGCCTGAGTCATGCCGTCCTTGGCGTTGTGCTTGTTCTGAGGATCGTCATTAATCTGCTTTGTCAGATTAGGAATAGCTGGGATGCTGTCGAGAGTTGTCTTAGCAGTGTCGAAGTTAGCCTGTGCAAGATTAATCCAGGTCTCACGAGCGGACTTGTCAATCTTACCAGCGGCAATCGCCTCATCAACCATGTTCTCAATCTTCTTAGTCTTAGCAGCCGCTTCTGCTTCCTCAAAAGCCTGCAACTTAGCCTTTGTGTCGTTGTAGCTCTTAGTGAGGTTTGCAATAGTAGCCTCATGGCCAGTCACCTTAGTTGTCAAGTCGGTGATTTTGGCATTAGCGGTTTCCAACTCACTGTTCTTTTTGTCAAAAAGAGCTTCTTTATCAAGGAGAGCCTTGATACGAATTGAGACATTAGCCTCTGTAGCTTTGTCGCCTGTAAAGCCAAGCTGTGCTGCTACCAATGTAATTTCGTTAGCCATTTGTTCTTTATTATTTGAATTGTTAATATTTTCAGATGGCTCATTGCTAGTGGTTAATTTAGCAGTAGCCATAATGTTAGCGATTTGCTTGGCATCCTTAATGCCGTCAATCTTTGCCGCAATCTGATTTCTGATAGCTTGCTCAGTCTCAATGATATGAGAGTCTGAGATAAATCCAGCGCTTACTGCTTCAGATGCAGTATACCAAGTTCCATCATTCTTTCCCTCACCATCCATAATGGCATTGACTTCATCTTCTGAAAGACCAAATCTCTTAGAGTAGATGGTAGCAAGCTGCTTCTTGAATGACTGAATGATTACTTCATTTGACTCATCCTTACTTTCACAGAATGGATTGTGAATCATAAGAAGAGCGTAATCTTTCATATATACTTCCTTTCCAGCAGCCCAGATGATTGAACCCATTGAAGCTGCCAGACCATCGTTAATGGTCTTAGTTTTGTATTTACTGTTAATGACAGCAGAGAAAACGCTCATACCGTCAACCACACAGCCGCCAGAAGAATTGATATGAATAACAATTTCTGAAGGGTTAACCCAGTTTTCAAGATATTGAAACTCGTAAAGAAAATCTCTCACAGACCATGAGTCCACATCATCATAGAAGTTGATGTGAGCTGGCTTGCCTGCTTCATATCCGGCACGAATGTATTTAAATTCTTGTTTTGCCATTTTTTCTCAATTTAAAAATAATAGTCAATTTAATAACTTAAAGTTTACTCCTCGCTCTCCTCTTCATCAGAATCAGATTCATTTTCTACCTCACTTTGGTCCTTAGGGATAACGCCAGAATGCACAAAATCAGATGCTTCGTCATAAGTCCTCTGATGGTTTGCGTCCGTATGATTAAGCGGATTCTGCTTCGGGTCTGTCTGGTCAGAATGGTTGACAAATGGAGGAAACACAAGATGTACTTTCTTAATATTTCTTTCGTACCAGATATTGTTTTCATTGAACCATACTTCATAGTCCATCCACCATGGCTGCAACCCCTTGTCAAAAGATTGTAACTTATAGATATAGTTAAGATGGCAGCGTTTTTCAAGAGCTGGGTATTCATCCTTGTGAAGTGCTATTTCCTGTTTGATTCTTTCAGCAACATAGTAGCCTTCAGTCTCTGTTTCTGTATTGTCATGTACATTCAGTCTGTTCATAACAAAACGGATTCTGAGTGTGGCTCTACCTTCTGTCTTCCTACTTGACGGTTTAAGCCAATGAATATCAACAAAGTGTATGAAGCAAGCTGGAAATGCTATGGCATCTTCAGGATTGCTCCCTACCTTGCATATTCTCTCGAACTGGCCATCATCATGATACACGCCATTGAATATTTTAGGACTACCTTTATCTCCGTATCTCCACCTTACATTGGACAATATTTCCTTTACAGCCTTAAAAGCGTCAATGATACCACCAGTTGGCACTTGAACCATTTCCTTGATAGTATCTTCGCCAATATCAACTTGTGGCTTGGCGGTAACGCTTGATGTGTTACCGCTAGTAATTTTACCTGTTTTCTTATCTACTATCATTATTCTTCTACATTATCAATAAATCCGACATCATTTGAATCTACATTTCCAAACAATCCGTCAAAGAGTTTTTTATCCATTACATAATCAGAGTACTCGTCAATATATGTAGAATATCCCATAAACTGTCTTTGAATGGCTGGACGTGCTCCAAATCTGGTACCATAAGTATCTCCATATGGGTTATTGTGAACACCGGCATAACAGAATCCTCTATGTGGATTTGTGGCAACATTAAACTTCTTCGGGTCTGTAAAGACTCTTCTCTTAAGCTTATGAGCATCCTTCATTTTTTCGTCTCCGCCCATATAGTCGATAGAGATAGAACCCTTCAGAGTTCCGTATTCATTCAGAATATTCTGAGACCTGTTGTGCCACGTACCCTTCCTTTTTCTTTTTCTGATTGTCGTTTCTGACAGCTCTTGCCATTTCTTTCCACTGGCAGTATAAAAACGCTGATATTTGAAAGACTTCTTAAACACATTAAGAGCACGCTCTGCAACATTTTGCTCAAAGTCAAGCACTTTTGCATCCAGCATTAGTGGAATATTTTCTATCTGGTGAATGAATTGCTCTGGCGACAACTTTACATTTCTGCGAACATTTACTTTAGGCATAATAATCTTGTTTTATAAGTTCTACCATTTCTTTGAGCGCATCCTTGTCTTTATCACCAACCTTGAAATAGCTGTGAGACTTGCCAAAGATTCTTCCACACTTAGCAACACTTTCAGAGAACACATCATCTATCTGCTTTGGCTTCTTTGGAGCCTTGGCAAAAACATGAAGGTCAAGCTGATTAATAACAGAATCTCCATTACTATCAACCAGGAAACAACGACATCCCCACTCGATTGGTGGTATCATCCAGGAAGGAAAATCATCCTTTTTAGCTGAGAACCCTTGAAGAGCAAAGTGCCATGGACGAACACGATCATCATTTTGAGTCATGTAAGTAAGAGTGGCTTCTTTTCCAGAAGATATCCAAGCCAAAGCGATCATCATGGCATATTCAATATCCATATTTTCAACTCCGGCATATATCAGGTTATACTTCTTATTCAGCTCTTCAAGAGGCTCCATGGCTTCCTCATTATCCGCATCAAACTCATCAGAATCAAAATCAAAGTCTGGCAAGGTCTTGTATATGTTCGTCATAAGCTGATACTCTTCACAGACAGAGAACTCGATAAGGTTGTTGATAGCTGCAATCAGACGCTTTTTCTTCTCCTCATCCAATTCTGATAAATCTCCAGTCTGGTTAATGAGTCTGATAGCTTCATCCTGTTCTATATCAAATCCTTCAAAGGCATGGCTGATAGCCAGTTGTGCTTTTAATCTAGCCAAGTCTAAGAGAGCTTGTTTCTTGTTGTCTGGGTCTCTTAGACTCTTGACCAGATTGATAAATAGAGGAAGCAACTCTTCATATTCGGCTTGGCTATCGTCCTTATCTTCATCTGATAGGTCGTTGTATATCTTCGGAATGCGAGCTGCCAACTTCGCACCCCTTATAGAAAATTTACTCTCGCATTGCCTCCTCTCTCATGTCCGTAACGCTTATAGTATTCTTCATTGCTCATGCCATAACCGCCTTCTTCTGATCCCTCATCAATAGATACACGGCCATTACCCCCCTTATTCATATTGAACTGATTCCCGACGGTTACTCCTAAGTCATTCTCTATCACATCAGAATCAATTTCATACTTGTTTGTGAGCATATCGTAAAGCTTGATTTTCTCCTCATTAGACATTTCTATCTGCTTGGAGTACTTGAATGATACATTAGGGCTGATGATTCCCCAATATTTGAGAAGCGGAAGAACCTTTTCATTCATCTCGTTCTCAACAATTCTACGATACTTCTTGATTCTTGCTCTGAAGATGTCTTCATGTGCCTTTGTAGAACCAACGTAAGACTGAGTAGCGCCGGCCATACTCTCAGAACCAAGGATAAGATTAGAGACCTCAGAATTGGTGTAGTCCTTAAGCCCGTTGTAAATCTGCTCAGAATTTGACATGGTAAATGTTTTGATGTCAATCTCTGAATCCTTATCTGTTACAAGCACCTTTTTCTGAGCTGCATTGGCTATACTGGCCGCAAGTCTCTGTCTGGATGCCTGATCTTCTGCACTTGTCTTGCCATGAATGATTGGTTGACCATACGTATGTGCAAAGTTTACCCAGTTGGCTATAGTAAACTTCTTAGCAAGGATAAGAGGAGTCGTTGCTGAGAACAGTCCAAGCTTTCCATCATTGAACAGAATATATCTTCTTTTCAACTGTTCATCATCCAAATCCCAGCCAGGTGCCCACTGATGTTGTCTTAATACTACGCGGTGTTGGTTCGGAAGAATATTTCTTCTTTCCAATATGTTCACCTCACATAAATGACCGGTCTTCTCATCAACTTCATTCAAAATCTCGACACATGAGAATCCGTACATCTCCTTCTCCAAAATTGCCTGGACAATCTTTTCAAACTGAGAGCCCTGTATTTTCTCAGATTCGGCATCGTTACGGACCCACTTACCGTTCTTATATTCGGCAAGCATATAACGCTCGCCTATCATGTGAGAGTTAAGCGTCTCGATTACAGCTTCAAGATGAGCATCCTGAAGATAACATGAATCATACAAGTCAATGAGCCTAGATCTATCGTCCATGATTGTGCCATCAGCGCATTGGCCAACAATAGTCTTATATCTACTGTATCTGTCAAGCTCCTCAACGTATTCCTGAATCGTCTTCTTCACGATAGAATAGTAGCTGACAAGCTGTTCTGTCTCGAAAAAATCTCCTGTTGAGATATTTTTAGTTCTTCTTCTCATTATTGTTTACATTTAGAAATAATAGTTGTTTTAATTACCAGGTAAAAAACACATTATATAAAAGGGTGCTGAGAACTCACAAATGCATAAATCGTGTATTTTCTTTATAATTAACTATTTTTATCAATGAATCTTCACAAATAAAGTGCTGAGATTACTAATATTTTCTGTTAGAATCAAATTTTAATAAAAATGAATATCAAAACTTTATTCAGAATTAAATTCACCTACGTTGGTGAAGATGAAAAGGGCGAGATGGGAAAGCGTAAGCTGGAAGTTCTTGCTCAGTGTGTAAACTATACAGATGCAGAGGCTCTTACTCTTGAAATCGCAAAGAAAAATGAGATGAGCAAGTATGAAGACTATGATTACGAGATTACAAAGACCAATCTCAATATCTGCAACATGCTTACCAATAATGTTCTTTGTGAGGAAGATGATCTTGTTAAAGGACTTTCAGAATTGTACTTCTCTGGTGAGACTGATGGTGTATTTCCTGTCAAGGTCAAATTCTTCGGTAACAAAGAAGAGAAAGAAAAAGATGTCACAGAAATCTATCTCACTCCTGGGGTGACAATGAATGCTGCTATTGTTTACCTGAAGAGGTTCCTCGTGGAGAAGAAACAGTGTAAGCTTGATTCATTCATGGTTATCGGTTCTAGCCTTGACAAGGCTGAGAATATCTATCTTACTCCTAGCACTTATGACAAGATGAAAGAAGATATTCTCAAAGATGAGAAGGAAGAATGAGGTACAAAATTGAAACACTAGATAAGGTTGTTGAATGCAAAGAAGTTAAGTTTCTAGACATCGCGTCATTAAAGTTCGGCACTACACCTTTAAAGGTTGATGTGTTTGATGTTACGGCGTACTGCGAAGACAATAAGATAGACTTTGACTTTCAGAAGTTTTCTGCAAAGCATAGCTACTACATTGATTTGCTCATTGAGAACAAATTCATAGAAGCTGGTCATATTGTCTTCATTGCCGGCGGAAAACAAGTACTGATGGCGGAAGGTCTTGAACAGCTTTTCCTAGCTTATGTCAACAAAGACTTGTATTTCTATTTCTCTCAGATAATAGAATCAACACTTAAAAATGGTTTTTCTATCAGCGACGGTCTTCTCACAAGAATGGTCGTTGATAGAGTTCCAAGCAACATATTAGAAGATATAGTAAAATCTCGTAATGAAGAAAGCGAACGACAAAGTTAACAGATTCAAGACCCCCAAAAAAGTGCTTGCATTCGATAAGACATTGAAGCTAGCAGCTATCTATGGCTCGTTCAACATGGCAGAACGTCTTACCGGAATACCACATCAGAGACTTGCAATGGCCTGTGATGGCAGGCTTATATCTCTGAAAAAGCATTATTGGAGAGAGCTAGACCCAGAACTCATATTGGAAGATGATGATCTGGTTAATCTGAATCTGCTTGACTATGACAGTAAGACGGGCCAGGACAGGGTTATCTACTGTACAAGGAACATGACTAAGGGGCAGTTTATCCTTGAAAGTCAATATGGCGACAGACATCAGTTTGTAAGAAGTGCCAAATACAAAGAATGGAAACGTAAATATAAAGAAGAAAGAAGCAAAGAACATGGATCAGAATAAAGAATATATTTTGGATTTGAGAGGTGGAAAGACACCTCATAGAGAGGGTAAGGCTGCGGCAGTTGATTTCTATTGCCCAGAAGATGTAACTCTCAATATGCCATGGTGTCACATGGGCCGTGGACATATTAACTTAAGATTTGGCGTTCAGTTGCCACCAAATGTAGGATTGGACATCAGGTCTAGGTCTGGATTCAGTAACAAAGGTATGGAGTTGGATGTTGCGTTCTTTAATGATATGGATGAGAAAGTTGGCTATATGACCCATGTCAGAGCCGATGTTGACGTTGTTCTTGGCTTGGTCGATGAAGACTACAAGGGTGATGTTGGCGCTCTCTACAAAGTCAATTCAGACCGATATATGCCTACAGCTAAGAGTGAGTTTGAGCTGAATGAAGACTATTGTTACTATACATTCGTGATTCCAAAGGGTACGAGAGTGTGTCAGGGAGCGTTCAGAAAGGCTGAGAACTTAGAGTATAAGCTTGGAAGTCTTGATATGAGTGATGATCGTGGTGGCGGATATGGCCATGGTGGTTCTGGCATAGTCAAGTAAGTACACATTATTATATAAGGAGCGTGGGTTTTCCATGCTCCTTTTTGTTTCACTTTGCATTTTCCACAACCACCTTTGTTCCAACTATTTAGCTTTATTTTATCCTTTTTTAACTGTATTTTTATATAAAATTTCTTTGAGGTTATCGAATTTTTATATAACTTTGCACCCAGAAATAAAAAATAAAGTTATGAGTAAGAAAGGTTCTATTACGGTATCTGATTTTCTGCCTTATGAGGAATATCAAAGGCTAGTCGAAAATCTAATGGAAGACGGAAAGTACAAATATGCTTTGTATTGTGTTCTGTCTTTTGCTCTGGCGTTGCGTGTCAGCGATGTCAGGAAACTGAAGTGGTCCGAAGTTCTTGGAAGCAGTAAGCTTATCGTCCAGGAACAAAAGACTAAAAAGGTAAAACCTATCCCTATCGGTGAGAAGACCGCTGATAAGATAGAAGAAATCTATATCAAGCTTGGCCAACCCAAAATGGGTGATTGGATATTTGCCAACAGATTCAACACTGCTCCAGTCTCTACACAATATATTAATAGGGTCTTGAAGCAATGGAAAGATGAATACAATCTAAAGGTCGGAAACATATCTAGCCATACGTTCAGAAAGACATTTGGTAGGTATGTCTATAACAAGATGGGTAGAACTGAAGAAGCTATTATCATCTTACAGAGAATCTTCAGACATACATCGCCAGCGACAACTATGATATATATAGGCTTGCGTGATGATGAAGTCGGCAATGTGTTTAATGAAATAGATATATAGAATGCGTAGAACTGTTGTTATCTGTGATAAGTGTGGCAGAAGAGAATACTTAGACTCATGCCATGATTCCAACATAGCAAAGATTATGCTGGAGAACTCACTATGCCATGAATGCGCCGTGTGGAAAAATATCATGGATAGGGATAATGGCATGCTGAAAGTCATAGGTGGATTTGCCTACGTGTTCTATAAACCTCAGTATTTCGTCTCACCCAATGGAACTATGGGGCAAAATGGAAGATGGACATATATCCTCAATAAAGATGGTAGTGTCTATAAGAGCAATGACGTGTGGCCATGCGGCATGGTCCCTTCACAATATAGAGAAGAACTTCCAGATTCCAGCTGGTTTATCTCTTGCCGGGCATACAATATCATCAAGAGGCGGTCAAGACCATGTGCCAGGAAGGGGTGTGCCGACAGGTTCCATTGCTACTTATACGATATATGGACTGAGAAAGATGGGTTGTTTAGAAAAATAAGAAAAGACTATATCATTGGCGAGGAACGGTGTCCGTCCTTTGTCAATATCTTAAAGGACATACATAGATATGATGTTGTTCAACATCACATTGATTCAAAGCATCTTTCATTATAAAAACAAATAAACATGAAAGATTTTTTTAAGAAGTTGTTCTGTACACGTTACAGAATCTACCCTACCTATCAGGGTAATGAAAGAGTTGGCTTTATCGTATACGAAAGAGCCTGGTTAGCACCTATCTTTACGGCGGCAACATTGGATATAGTTGATGGCAATATGCACTTGACACCAAAAGATCCGGCAGTATTCAAGGAAAGAAAGGATGCTGTAGATTTCATTAAAGCAAGAACTGAGACTTACGATTATGAAACAATACATTCTGCTGAGTAAAGTTCTGGCTGAGAGAGCTTGTCAATCAGAGGCTGAAGAGGTTATTGGAAGAAAGATTAATAATCTTTTGTACGGTACAGATGGCTACATCACCAAAGACCCTGATACAGACGACTTAAACTGGGTTCCTAAATCTGTATTTGATAGCCAAGCCATCATTGCAGACTCACCTATGGATAAGTATCGGTTTATTCTCAAACAGATTGAGGAGAATATAGCCTTTCTTAAGACAGAGAGCAAGTCAGCCAAGCCAAAATCGCCAAAAAGGAAAAGAGCATATCTAACCATAAGAAGGCTGGAAGCTCTAAAAATTGATATAATGAACTTAATTCGTTTAACATTAATATAAGAAAAGTATGAAAAAGGAAGAATTTGAAAAATCGGTTGAAAACGTTATGAATGATCTGAATGGTTGTGACTATATCACCTTTATCAGTGGAAACGTTGATAAAGAATCAGTTGCTGCAACTATCTTCGCAAAAGGAGATCCAGAAAAGCTATGTAATGAACTCGTTTATGTTATCATGAACTCCCAGAACCAAGAGCTGGCAGATACTGTGCTCTCTATAATCACAAATGCAGTTGCGGTTATGGCATCATTCAACAAAGACTATGGTAAAAGGGTTCTTAAGAGTCTGAAAGAAATCATAGGTGAAGATAAAGCACAGTTAATTGGAATCAATGACGGAAAGTAATCACTACTCAGACGAAGAGCTATACGACATCATTCACAATACGAGAATGATAAGCTCTAACCCATACAAGCTCTTTGTGGCTTTTGTTCTATCGTCACTCACAGATTTACTTGATGAGGGGCAAGAATCCGTGTTTGACTTGTTGACAGATAGACTGGTTATCTTTCACGTTATACAGGATTGCCTGGATGATTTCAAGGCCGCAATGGAAAATGGGGGCATGATCGACATCTTCGGAAAGCTCTACTCTATCAGAAACAAAAGCAGAGTAGATACAAGTCTGTTAGCCAGGTCATTTTCATTACCAATTACCTCGCTTGTGAAGTTCTCTCCTAAATATATCATCAAGCAGGGGCAGTACGCTATAGGATTTGGACCTGAGAAGCCGTCAGACAATATGCTATACTTCCAGAAGATAGTTATGCTTGCTGATTCTACAGACGATGGGTATGACATGCTCACTGATATAGAAGCCGCCGTTTACTGCTGGGGCCTCTTCCATTCGAGACATTCGAGTGAACAGACCGGTGCATGTATGTATCATAACTTCTACGAAAAGTATAAGGGCAACTTTGACGTTGATTTCTATGAACTAATGAAGTGTGTTAAGGATGGCCAGAGGTTCCCATTTGATTACTGGTCATTCTCTGTTGCCAAAATCAAAGAATGGAACAAAACACATGGTCAGAAGTCAGTTGTAGATGAAGTTAATGATGATGAAGCTGTGAATTTCTGGTATAATGTTGCTATCAAAAAAAGATTCTTAGAGAAATGATTTTAGGGCTAGGAACAACCTAGCCCTTTAATATTTTCATTAGTTTATTCCTAAACTCATCAGCTTCGGTGTAAGATAAAAAGTAATTACAACATTCATACCTTTCGTTATCTTTCGTTTTATGTCTATCAAGCTCTCTTTTTAGAGTGAATCTCTCAGTAAGAAACCAGTAATATTCTCCTACTTTTGCCCTAGGCTTCATACTTTCGATCTGTAGGGTATTGCGATTAAAGAATATGTTCCTTTCCAGCATTAATTTTTTGATTCTGTCAGAAACATCTTTTGTGGCCGGAAAGAAATCTACATCTTCCAAAGGTACTGAGTAATTGCGTCTTTCAACATGACCGTAACACCATAAGAAGTTGGCTGTTTTATTGATGCAGCTTGCAATAATGCCTACACCTTTCTCAGCACCAATCTGGTAAGCTACCTTTGTGTATTTTGCAGGGAGTTTTCTTTCATATATAGAAGCCAGCGTAACAGAATACTGATAGCCTTCTCTACGTAAATCTCTGTAAAATTCTTTTCCATCTATCAGTCTAACCTTACTTATGTCAACTTGTATATTTTCTATTACAATTCTGCGACGAACATAATGGGCTAACAGCTTATAGGTTCCATCGCCATTGTCACACAACAAGCCTATGTCACCATCACAGTCCACGACAGAGCCATCACCAAGACCGTTCTCCAGCCATTCAATAAATCCATCATAGGTTTCTGTTATTTTAGGGCGTAGGGCTTTCCTAATGCCACTGCCATACAGCTTGTGGCATTCTTCCAAGACTTTTACCCAATCCTCATTCGAGAATTTCCGCTTGGAAACGTACCGTATCACTTGTTCTTTAGATTTCATGGCGCAAATATAGCTAAAAATCACAATAAACCATCAATTTAAAGAAAATTTAATATAAAAATTACTTGATATTGTCAGAAAATGAGTAATTTTGCAGCATTAAAACTTGATTCTTAGCATTTTTAGCGTCTATCACTAGGATAGAGCATTGATTGCCACCTGGCAAAGCAGATTTAATATCAAAATTCAAATTAATGGATTCAAAAGCCAATAATTTCCCGATACAGGAAAAGGCCAACGACATTAAGATACCTCAGATCAAGTACAAGAGGGTCGCTTATGTCGAGTCTGACAAGGTATTTACGGGGGACATTACCCCTATTCCATCAGTTCTTGTTGACTATCTGGACAAGTGTGAACTGAGGATATTCGCCATTGTCCTTAGAAGCATCCGTGAGAAGGGCTTCTGCATCATCAGAATGGAAGACATAGCCAAAGTTCTCAATATCTCATTCGTGTCAGCTTCATCGGCAATGACAAGACTAAAGAAGATGGGAATCATTGAGTATTCTTCTTATGGCAAGCGAAAAGACAAGAGCATCAACTTCGCAACGGTACAGAGACTGAGTGAAATCCTCCAAGACAAGAAGCTTGGCGCAGCAGCAGCCCTGAGAAAGAAAGTCAACCACTCAAACATCAACAGACTCTCACAGTCGGCACTGGATTATCTGGAGAGAAATTACTCATGGAATGACGATCCTCTGGAAGATGAGGAGTATAATTAATTTTTAGAATCAAGTATTATGGCAGTACAAGGAAAAATCAAAGTGACTTATGTGGACCAGCCTAAGTGCAGGTTCGTGTGTTTTAACTCAAACATTCTGGATGTGACAAAGAGATTCAAGCTCAACAAGGCTGGAATGCTCGTCGGAAATATGTTCGGATGGACAGTTAAGGATTTCCGTGATGTTGATAAGAGCATCTATTTCTTCCCTGGCAAGGTCTCAGAGGAAGATGTACAGACGATGATCGGAATGTATAATGCAAGTCTGGGAAAGAAAGGCTGGGTTCCTACAGATCTTACGTTTGTCGGGACTAGAAATGAAGTGAAGCGATGATTGAAGAAAGTAAGATTGCAAAAGCCAAAGAGCTTACGGAAACACTTGAAGAGTTGAACAGGTGTAAGAACCTTCTGCAAAATGAAGATGCTCATCTCAACATCGTGGCAGGGTATGAATGTACAGAACCATACAAGCCAAATACTCAATGTTTCCCTAATGTGTTGATTCCTGAGGTTGATGAAATCTTGGAGAAGAGAATAACTGAAGTGTGGACAGAACTTCAAAAGCTTGTATGTCCTGACAGGTTTCTCATAGAACAAGCCAGTGACAAATAGTCTACAGAATCGGGGTTATTGCCGTAAGGTGGTAATCCCGATTTTTAAAAAAGAAAAAGAAAGAAAAAGAAACAAAGAAAAGTTTCGGGTCTTCAAAAGAAAAAAAAGAAAAATAAATAAAAAGAAAAAAGTTCTGTAAAAGCTTCTCCTAAAGTCGAACCTTTTCACAGAACATCTAATTGTCTTCTTGCTTAAAATTTAAGCCTGAGAAGTTGTGTATTCAATCTAATTAAAACTTCTCTAAGCCTTATCCTCATATTCGTTCTCATTCATGGAAGAACATACATACACATTCCCAGCTATAAACCTCCAAATACGGGTTGTCGAATTTTTCTCACAAGATATTCTCAGGATAATATTCTCAGATCAACATTCCCAGAGATTCATTCTCAGACCTTACTTCCAGGATTTACATTCAGGCTCCATTGAACTTATCCTCTAAACTTCGTTCTCGTTTCGGAAGGAATTTATTTTTTTCTTTTGTTACTTTTCTTAGCTTTGAATTTTTGCGTGCGGGCGAGCGGGGGCGGCTGGCAGCGGATTCCAATTCTTTCCAGTTCTTCACAGATTGGAGAGTTTTACCGGTAGCCGAATGAACTTTGGGTTAGGTGGTCCATGTGTGCTTTACGTGTGCGTGCGTGTACGTATGTGCGTGGGCGTGTGTGACGATTCGGCTGGCTGTTGCTTGAATCTGGAATACTACCTCAGATTTCCGTGGATATTGATTTTTTGCGTTCTAAGCCGTTTTCTCTCTTCAGATGGACAATTTATCATCTGAAGTGGTTTTAAGGCTTTAGAGAAGAGCAAATAGAAGAAGGTTCCTGTTATTATCTTATGGGAAAAATCAAGGAAACCTCGAAATTTGCGTTCTAAGGCGTTATTTTTGCTCAGATGAGTAATTACACGTTTTTGAGGTTTAAAAGCCGTAGAAAGGCACTTCTGAACGTCTGAGAGAGTCTTACAGTATTCTTGGACTCTTAAAATTCCAATATCAATTTTAACATAAAGTCAAATGTCATTTTGGGGCAGAAAAATTTTGGGGATTCTCTGGAAGTCGATTTTTGTGGTGGCAGATGGTTTTGAAATGTACCTGGTGTAGTGTCGGAGTATTACATAAAGCTGAGATGGCGATACTAAAGTTGAGGTAAAATATATGGATAGCTCAGAATCACCTATGTACTAGCTGTTTGTAAGGTATTTCCTCCTTTATCTCTTGAAAACGTCCGTAAATTGAAGGATTCTGAAGTGTTTCAGCACAGTTGTATAGCTGAGATGGTGTTCTAAGTCGAATAAAGTCAAATGCCAAAATCGGGAAAAATTTGTGTCAGGCATCCAGACCAAAGCCCCTACCCACCCCTCTTTTTTTCTTTTGCATTAATAAGTACACGCATGAGAGCGTACATTATTCCCTATCTCATGTTTCACTTCTCACAAAAGTGAAACTTAGAGCTACTTTGTCTTTAAACTATGCAAAATCCAAATGTCCTAATCTTTTACTCGCCATTTAGAGCACTTTCCTTTTCTAATAAGTGTTTAGAACGTCAGATATATCTCAGAATGTCTATTTTTCTTACCTATTTATGCGCTTTGTCTCCAGTCCAAATGTAAACTTTTCTTTATATCATCAGATAATATCGGTTTTCAATGCCCTAAAAGTACCCTAAAACTCTACACTCTAAAAGTTTTTTGAAATTTTTTCTTCACCTATTTATCCGCCCACGTGAGCGTACCTATTAAACGCGATATAGGGACTACTATTCCTATCTCAAAAGTTATTTTGTAGTTTTGAGAAAAAGCACTATTATTAAGTCACCAAAACAAAACAACCACACCGATTGAGGGTCTGAGTTTTGGAAATGTAGTAACATGAGTGTATCGGCGCTCTAATTCGCTCTTTGAAAATATTGGACAACTATCATAGCTTTAGCTATGAGAATGCAATTGAGAAAATTGGTATGTGGCTTTTCTCGAAAGGAAAACTCCCTCTATATCATAGATATAGGCAGCACAGCACCCTATGGGGTTACTGCACAATTTTCAATACGATTGCCACGGCATAAGTAATTTGCCGTGGACAGTTACTACTACGTAGTGAGTGATAGCCAAAAGTGCAACTTGCCCGTGATGGGTAGGATAACTAGTTATCTTTGCAGTCTGTAGAAAGCTTTTGTCCGCATTGGGCAATTGGCAAAGATAGCGAGGGGCGTGGAACCCCCTAGCAGCACTATGATATTTGCAGCCTGTGATAGGCGTCACAATTTATCGGGAACTCAGCAGAAATGCGCTCGGGGCTTGGGGTAATTACCAAGTAATTACTGCGGTTGATGGACAAAGCCGAGTGGTGCGACTTCGCTATCGTGGTGTAACGACTAAGGACGAAAAGACACCCCTAGCACTTGACGTTTTGGTGCTAGGTGACTGAAAATGCTTGAATTGTCGAAACTCTATAATAGTTAGGCATATAGACGGGCACGTGTTATTAGTAAGCCGCCTTTGGGCGCAAAAGAGACGTGTTGGGTTGGGGTGAATAATAGTAGCCCTGCAATCGGGTTCGACTCCCGAGTATGCCCCAAGTTTTCAAAAGTATTAATCATCTGCCCTTTGGGTAGGCTAGGCTTTGATTGTTGCTCGGCTCAGTGTGGAAACAATCACGAAGTATGAAGAATATTACAAAGTCTCAGGCAACAAGTGTATCACGTCAGTTAGTAGCAAAGGCTCAGTCATGGGGTCAGGTGGCAAAGCAGCTCAGTGGCATGAAGGGTAAGATTAAGGTCGGCAACGACTCTATCTCTGTACACGAAGCATTCATCAAGTTGGGTGTACACACTAAGGGTAACAAGTATACTGCACAGGACTTGGCTCTGGCATGGTCTGAGCGTCTGAAGGAAGGCAAGGCTATGCATACCGAGCAGACAGGTACCGACAACACATGGAGATGTCCACTCTTTGTTAAGAGTGTGCCATTGACAGCTGAGATTGGTGGCGAAGAGTTCAAGCTCTATGCCAACACCGACAAGGGTTACAAAGTAATCCGTAAGCAGATTCTGAGCCGTGTTGTAAAGGCTGAGGATAAGAGCGACAAGACTGACACTATCGTGAGTGCTCAGGTAGTACTCAAAGGCTTGGTTCAGAGCATGTTCGTAGAACAGACTTTGGCTGACCTCAACGAGAGCGACGCTATGGTTGCAGACCTTTCTGAGGCATTCATTGAGGTCGAAGAGGGTAAGTACGAGCGTGTTGTTAAGGATTTGCACGGAGCTTGGTCTGTTGCACCTGCAAAGGTCGAGGTTAAGGTTACTGCAAAGGAAACCAAGAAGACTGCAAAGCGCACACGCAAGACTGCATAAGCGTAAATATCAGATAGCCTACACAGAGTGCTTAGGCACGGCTGACACTAAAGTTCGGGGCTTTAGGTAGGCACTAAGTTTAACATTTAAAGATAGGAGACGCAACTATGAAATTTAATTCTGAAATGATTGACAACATCGTAACTTATATATGCATTGGCATGAGTGACAATGCCACTTGGCTTATTATTGAAAATATCAGAACTTTGAGTGAGATATTGGATATTGACAAAGAGCAGGTTTTGCGAGAGATGGCGGCAGAGATTGCCAAGCACTTTAATGGTGCAATAACAGCAGTTGACATCTACAATGACGTACACAGAATGTTGAGATTACGAAAAAGATTGAAAGCCTAATCAGAGCGAGTAATCGTGGCTGACACCCAAGGTCGAGGCTTGGGTGGGCACTAAGTTTAACGAATTAAAAAGCAAAGACATGAAAAAGATTAATTTACAGAGTTGGGTAATGTGGGTAGGTTTGACATTGGTAGTGGTATGTTTCGGGATAGCATACAGCTATGCTGAGAGTCGTGTGGAAAACAAAGCACGTGAGATTGCAGAACTGAGTGATTCCGCAAATGTGGCAAAGCGTGAGGTGCATGCCGCACAGGAAGAGTGCTTCTGGCAGTCGATGGCATTGTACAACCGCTGCATCGAGTGCGGTGGCGGTGAGTATATCACAGAGTTGACAAAGACATACCTTGGTGAGAATCATCTTCCTACCTTGGAGTATTATATTTCCGCAATCCATGACATGGAAGAGAATATCACAGACTATTCAGACCGAATTGACGACACGGATTTTCGTATGGCGTTTGAGATGGCATCCAATGCGGAATCTAAGTACGACAAGCTGATGTATGAGTTGGAAACAAAGAGTGGAGTAAAATTAAACGAAGAGAAATATGTTGGACGCAAATAGTATCAGTTGTAACTTTGCAGAGATTTTCGCAAAGTGTGACACAATCGAGAATTTAACAGAGGTGTATCAGGCTATTGACAAAGCGTTGAAGAATGATTTTGCCAATGCAAGTTTTAAACTAACAATGCCAAAGTAACATGACACGTAGTACGATTGAGTGGCGTAGAGCTGATAGGAAGCCAACCACAGACATGATATTTGAGAGTTGCAAAGGTAGTGCTATTCGTAAGCACTGCCATGTAAATTCAAACAGAGACATCAAGTGCAGAGTTATGCGTGATGGTTCTGTAAGACAGGGCAGAGTCCATAAAAGACCGACTGCCAACGACATGACTAAGTTTGAGCGAAAGCACATGAGGGAGGAAATCATAGTCATTCGTGAAAAGGTGAGCGCTGAGTTATTGGCGCTCGCCAACAAAAGAAGTGCGAGATTTGACAGATATTAGACTTCATACTTTAAAATCCGCTAGCTGGCACATGTTTTAGAAATTATGACCCGCCAGACTAAATTAAGCGGTCAAGTGGTCACGCCTTCATGTTCAGGTGACAGTTAAAGAGCAGAACCCCGACTCTCTGGGTTAACGGGAAGATTATGATGAAAGACACCACATCAGAGTGCGAAAGCATGGCTGACACTTGGCGAGATGCTTGGACAGGTTCGATGCCTGGAGTGGTGCAAACAAGACAAGAAAGACATGACAAAGATTATCTTAGTATTAAGCTTCATCATCTGTGAGGTGATGATTTTTGGAGTTGGTTCGGCTGTGGCGAGCGGAGTTGGTTTTACACTCTTCTCAGTCTCAGCCGTAACCTTTGGTATCAGACAGACAATCAAAAACAAATAACAGACATTTAAACAATTACGATTATGACAAGTAAGGAATTTTTCAACGAGGTATTCGCATCATGTGTGAATACTGACGGAGTTAGTGCAACATTCAAGAGTTTGATGAACGAGATGTGTGAAGCTTGCAATGAGCGTCAGGAAGAGCTGAAGAGCGGAAAGACAAAGAAGACTGCCAAGACATCAGCCAAGGCTACTGCTAAGGCAGAGTCTAAGGTGACAGCCAAGAAGACCACCAAGACAGAGGTCAAGAAGGAGGTTGCAAAGGCTAAGGCTGCCAAGAAGACCGCAAAGGTCGAGGCTCCTGAGGTTGAGGTTATCAAGATTAACAAGCGTACAATCAACAAGCTTGGTTTACAGTACGTGGACTATTCAGAGAAGAGCTTTGCCATCATTGGCGAGACCAAGCCTATCAAGGAAGAACTGAAGAGTCTGAAGGGTCGTTTCAATGCACACCTCACAGTTGATGGTGAGCAGGTAGCTGGATGGGTGTTCGCCAAGCGTAATATCGAACCAGTCAAGAAGAGTTTGTATATCGCATAACTAACAATAAATACATACAGACATGAGACAGAGAATTAAAGTTATCAACACCACATCAGGTATTGTGGTTATCCAGAAGAAAGATATAGAAAATGGACTGTTCACGCTCAAACAGGGCGTGCCGACAGTCAAAGTCACCACATCGGGAACACGTGAGCAGATTGAGAAAAAGTTTGCAAGCCGTGTGAGAAATGCTCAGAAGGCATCTTCCGAGCACATGAGAGAATTGACAGAGATGGTTCGACAGAGTCACATCAAAACAAAATATTTCGCTGCATAATGAAAAGTTGTTGTTTGAAGATGGCATTGGTACTGGTAATAGTGCTGATGCCATCACTCGTTAATGCCGGCGAGAAGAGATTGTACAGCATCAGTGAAGCCAAGGACATGGGTTATATCGCGCCGAACGACTCAGTGTACGACAGAATGTATGCCCTTGCTGTTTACTGCATCGGAGCTGATTATGAGCATGCTGAGTTTGACTACTTGGCTAATGTTCATAAGGACTGGGAAGAGGATATTCTGGATGATTGCGCTAGCTATCGTACAGTCATGGAAGTTTGCAGGTTCTATTACAAGCAGCCTGTATTCTTTTCACAGATATCAGAAAAAGAATGGGATAGTGAATTGGTTACACTCATAGCCTACTGGCTGAAGCATGACCCAAGTGATAAATATTTTCAAGAAGTAGCAGAGTATGATTAAGACGATAATTGAGTTAGTAGTTAGCAATTCTAAAATACCACAACTTCAGCGTGAGTTCAACGTAGCCAAAAAGAGAGCTATGGACTTGGTTGAGAGCAATCCAGACGAGGTTACTGAAGTGAAAGTTGTGACAGAAGAAGGTTCCGCCACAGAATTTACCTTGATGAATGTGTACACTGACTTCGATGAGGATGAGCCGAATAGTGAAGGCAGTGTACATGTCTGGTTCAACAAAGAAATATTGGATTTATTAGAAATTGATTATTGATATGGACAAGAATGATGTTTGCAGCTTCATGATTTACATGGCTAATAAGTGGAGCAAAGAAGAATGTGAGAAGGTGTTTGAGGGTTATGATTGGAATCACTTCTGGAACAAGTGGTGCCGAATCTACAAGACACATGGGTCTATGGGAGCAATCCCATACTTTTACCTAGAATTGAGCTATGAGTATCAGGATTTGCTCTTGCAGAGAGCAACTGAACTCTATGATCGTAGAACTGAAATTAAATAGTTATGGCAGAGAACAATAGTATGGAGTATATTACCAAGATGAATAAAGCCTTGGCAGCGTGGTGTGACTGTGATAAGGACAACAGAGGATTTGTCCTTGTCGCTTATGACAAGAATTGCAGCAATTTATCAGCTGGAATAATGGGCGATGGAAACGGAATCATCAACTCCTTAATTGGGGCTTATGATTCCGCCGAGGCTTTCAGAGATGTTTTTGAAGGCTTGTGTATTCATGTAGCTTATAAAAAAGCTAAAGACATGATGAAATAAATCGTAAAAATTTAATTACGTATGAAAAGAGAAATTATCAAACATATGATAGAAATCGCTGGCTCAAAGAGAGCTGGCGATTTGAGTTACGACATCATGGCTCTGAAAGACTATGAAGGTCAGTTTGTGTGGAGCATATCAGGAGAGACCATCACATCTCTTCAGAAGTGTTCCAAGAGAATTATCAAAGACGATTTACTGACTGAGAAAGGGAAGTATTTCTATGCAAGAAATGGCTTTCAGTTGTTGATTTATCATCATGCAGACTCTCGTTACTTCTGGTGTGGGGCTGAGGGCAGCAATATCCTACATGAAATCACGAGAGAGAAGGCTGAAAAATGGGTAAAGCTTCAGTATCAAGACGCTCTTCAGGAATTGCAGTGTGGTATGGGATTCAAGCTTCCTACACAGACTACTGTAGGTGAGCTTATCTTCAACTGTGATGATGGGTATGTGCAAGAGCAGTTGAAGTTTGCGGAAGACCACAATGATGATTCTCTGAAGCGTATCTTTGATAGACTGAAGAACTATCCGAGATGTGCTGACGACCACAAGATTTACATCAGTAAAGATATCTGTGATAAGTCATTTATTTTTACAGAAAGAATAAATGGCGAGGTGAATCTGAGCGGTGGAATCATCTATCACGGCTACCCAGAGGAAGGGTATAAACAGAACGGTTCCATCCAGTTGGAAGAATCTTTTGGATGGTCTATGCACACTTAAAGAAAGTTAAATCCCAGCATTTTCCCTCACAAGAAAGTGCTGGGATTACTACTATATCACAAACAATAAATTCGATATGAAGAAAATATCAATCGACATCAGACATGGAATCCAGAAGCTGGTTTTTGACAGACTGGATTTCAGTGAGGAGTTTATCAAGCTGACAGACTCCTCCACTCCATTTGGATATGAAGCGCAGGATATTGTCTATAATTATCTAGCCAAGACACGTCCTCAGAATACTGAGGATTGGGCTAAATACTGGCTTGATGATAAGTATGACGAGATTATCAAGAAGTATGGAAGTCTCCAGAACTTCTATGATAAAAGCTACTCTCAGAGCTGTATTGAGGTTCTGAGAGAGGTTATTCGAGAGTTGAAAAAAGGAAAGTATACATTTAAATTAATCGAGAAATGAAAGTAAAATTGTTCTTTAGAAATCTGAAATTCAGATCAGTTGCATTGTGGTGGTTGCTCACAAGAAAGTACTATTATCTGTTGTCTTTCAATGATCATAGAGAAGGTTCAACCAGTTTAGAATCTTTCAATGTGAACATACCAGAGTTCACAGAGTGGCTTAGAGCTAAACATGGCGCTATGGCCAATAAGGACATTAGAAAAGAGTTGCGAAGCATATATGAAGCAGCAGGAAGTGACACTCTTGTAGCTTCAATGTGCAAGGACTTGATTGATAAATTGAGAGACAAGTATGAGCAAGAATAAAGTCACAAGAACGATTCGCTGTTTCGTACATGAAGAGCGATTCAAAAAAAATGCTGGAAAGTGTACTAAAAGATTTTCCAGGGTATGTGCCGATTAATAGCTGGAATACTTTCAAGGATGTTCCTGAAAGTAAGGGCTGTCCGAAACTCTTTATCAAGGCTTATAGATGGCATGGCGAGTGGGCAGACCCTACTTGCGAGGTGATAAGAAAATATTACAAACCAAAAGTAGCGTAAGATGAAAGAATTTATTTTTGACGTAATGCTAGATGGAAGATTTATTTGCACATTAAAGTATAAATATTGTGCGCTCTTCCCAATAGACTTAGAAGAGTTGAATAAGTTTATCTTGAAAAAAAGACCAACTTTAAAAGGTAAAAATTTCAGAATTGCTTTTTAGTTATGAACAAAATCGAGATTACTAGAGCTGGTATGAGCGAGAAATGCCCACATCCAAAGTTTAGCGACTTGTTGGCGAAAGGCTACATAATGTGCCATCGCTGTGAGCATTGCGCTGATATCAGCGGAACAGAGATAATGTGTGACTATAAATGATTAGATTATGAGTTACGAATTTGCAAAGAAGGAAATCGGTGATTACAGAATCACTATCCTTCAGGACGAATATTCAGATTGTCCATGCCTAGAATGGGATTTGGTTGGAGTATATCTGTGGGAATACGGCAATCGTGCAAATGACGGTATGCTAAGTTCTTACTGCAACTGGGAGAAAATCTTTGGTAGCTATGATAATGGCAATCATAGCCTAGAAGATGCCTTAAAAGAGCTAGTTTGCAAATATGTTTCACAGAAAAAGATTATCAAATATATCAATAGTAAATGGCATTGTGACAACTTACGATTGAGATATGATAACTCTGATAGAATGTGGTACTTGGAAGAATATTCAAAATGTGGCTTTGATAAAGGAAAGTGGTATGAAGTTGACAGATATTCTCCGTATGACTTGAAGTACAGAGATTATAGAGATGAGCTTTGTGACAACCTTGACGAGAGTGACTTTAAAGAACTTCTCAACGATTGTAACGATATCGTGTTCTATGAATGGTCTTCTACCGGATATAGTCAGGGCGATTATGTTGAAGGCGTTGCTTATTGTGATAAAGAACTTTTTAAGAATAGGGTTGATACAAATACAAGGAAATGGAAAAAACGCTCTCTTGATTTTTTCAAGGAAGAGGTAAAAGACATTAGTATATGGATGTGGGGAGATGTCAAGAGATTCACTTTGGAGCAGAAAGTCCCATTCACAAAGACATACGAAGATGGTACATCAAAGCCATCATTCGAGTGGAAACAGATTGATTCTGGTTGTGGCGAGTATTATGAGGATGCTGACGACCTTATTGAGGAAGTTATTAAAGAGCATGAACTTCAGCCGAAAGAAGTTGCGTAAAATATCAGGTTATGGAAAGAAACATAAACGAGAAATGCAAACACTATCTCCTGGGTCATTGTCACATGTATCTAGGTGGAATGTGTAGCGATATTGAATGCGAATATAAACCAAAACAAAAGACATGGGAAAGTATTCTTATAAAGTAATTTTTGTTGATTGCGACGAACCAAAGACAAGAGAATATGCTCATCCAGCCACGGACTTTGATGAAGCGAAGAAAATGGCTGAGAGCTTGTTGGATAAGTTCTATAATGACGAGCGTTATCATAATGATTTCAGTGATTGTCATGTAGCTGTTTACCCTTTCGATGAAGATATTAAGTTTCCACTTGATGATTATCCAGTTGTTTTCAGAGACATTGATGGTAATCACTGTTGGAGCGAGATGAAAATGGGAACGTATGGTAGAATCGGCATTAAGCCATTATATCCGTAACGATATGATAGTAGTATATGCAAAATGGAAAGGCAATGACGGAAAGTTTCATGCCTTTGATTTAGAGAATGGTGTTCCAGCCGGCAACATCATTAACGCATCAACCTACAGAGACGACCAGTTGAATGTCGCTTCTGAAGAGATGCAGAAATTGTGTGACAAGTACGCTCACATAGATTTCAAAGTGCAGTTAAGAGCTGATGATAACAAGAAGGTCTTGTGGGAATCAGCTTAGTGTTAGATATAAAACAAAACAATTATGGCAGTAAAAAATTTAGAGATTATCGAGTGTGCCATTGAGCAGCTTGATAAGAAAGAGCCTGAGATGATCAAGAACATGCTCATCCAGTTCTTGAAAGAAAACCTTCAGATTCCGAAGGCAAAGAAGAACTTATCAGTATTCGATTTTGTCGCTACTGATGAGGAAGAGTTGGAAAGACGACCAGTCATGGGAGGAGTGTTTATGGACAAAAAGAACAAAGTCGCCGTAGCTTCAGATGGGCACGTAATGATGGTGTCAAAGTCTGAGTACAAAGAAAATAAGTTCAAGAGTGGCGTTATCACCAAGGACGGAAAGAATCTTCCATGGAAGTACGCCAATTATGAGCCAATCCTAGCTCAGTACAAAGACAAGAAGCCTATCGAGTTATATGATGAGAAGACGATTATTGATATGGCTTTGATTACTAAGGCTGAGTGGGAATTGAGAGAGGGGGAAAGTGCTCCATGTATTCCTATCACAGCTGACAAAGATTGTTCCATTGACTTCTTCCCTATCAGACGTTTGCCAATACTTTTGAGTGTCTGTCTTGAAGGCTGGAAGCATGACAGATGCGCTTTCCTGTATGAAGATGATGATAAGAAAATCTTCATTATGGGAGTTGTAACTAGTGATAATTATACAAATAAAGTTATCAATGAAAAATAAGAAGCTGTTGATTAAGACTTACCAAGAATTGGATAAGTTGATAAGTGGACCAGATTGGGCAAAAGTCAAGAATTATTTGACTGAGTTTTTAACAAATAACAAATAAAGAATATGAGTGAGCAAGTAATTAAATCGTATAAGGGCTTTAATAAAAACATGCAATGCCGCGGGTTTCAGTACGAAGTTGGGAAAGAGTATCAAATGGATGAAGAAATTAAATGTTGTTGGCGTGGTTTTCATGCTTGTAAATCTCCAATGGAAGTATGGGATTATTATGATATGTTAGGTTCTCGATTTGCAGAAGTTGAGCAGTCTGGACAAATTGACGAGGAAACAAAATCAACAAAGGTATGTTCTTCACATATTAAGATTAAGGCTGAGTTGAAGCTGGCAGACATTATCAATATTGGTATTGAGTGGCTAAAGGATGTTACTTCGCCATCAAAGATTAAGACTGACGGAACATTGAATGACAATGGGTGCAGAAATAAGCAGATTGGTTCTAGCGGTGACGGTGCTAAGATTGGTTCTAGCGGTGACGGTGCTAAGATTGGTTCTAGCGGTGACGGTGCTCAGATTGGTTCTAGCGGTTAC